CAATGATTGGCTGACCGTCCGGCCCCATGGCTGGCACTGGGGGCTGGGGCTGGATGCCAAGGAGTGCTGGCCCGATGATGGGATACTCCTTGGGGGTCACCGCGCGGTTGGGGTTCCGGTGGTGGATTACCGCGGTGAAGAGGCGCACGGCCTCCCACACACGGTTGACCTGCATGCGGAATGCAGGAGGAGTCATCCCCTTGTTGTAGCCCCGCTCCCCGCGGGCATACCCATCTTTCCACATGAAATCTGGGTCGCCAGCGAAGAAGTTCATCGCCTCGTCACCGTCCTCTGTGAACGGACGCTTATGAGCAGTTGCCTGCTTAATGCACTCAAGCCAGCGGGCGACGATTGGACGAAGCGGTTTATCCATGGAGACTCCTATTAGCTAGTGTCCTTACTTGCCTCTGCGGGCTTCCAAGTCGGCCACCTTCCGCTCCAAAAGCGCCACTTTCTCGGCCAGAATCGCATTCTTCTGGGGCTTGTGTTCCCAGTTGCCGTAGTCCTTCCAAGCCGGGAACTCGCTCACGCCCGGGTCGGTGACATGGTGGACCGACTGCTTCTCATTCCCGCCGTACCCGGGGGCCAAGGCCCACAGGGTGAGGGTCCGCTGGCTCACCTTCGTCACCAACGCCGGAACAGTCTCCGCACCCTCATGGGCACGGAACAGCACCCAGTCACCAAGCTCAGCTGTCGGCATCACGTAATCGCTCATCTTTGTCTACTCCCCATTGGCCCGAGAACAATGCAGTTGTCTTCGGACGACTGCTGCCTGCGGCGTTTATCCGCGAGGTAACGCACCCACCATGGATCGGGGCCATAGGTCTTTGGCGGTGCGTGGTATTTGGGTTCGTACGCGCAGAGGTACTCCACGCTTTGAATGGCGTGGACTTCCCCGCGGCTCTGCGGCTCATCGGTCACGTAGACCTGGCCGTTGACGCTCGTCGTCTTCTTCCGGTAGCGGCGAATCTCGCGCATCAGATTCGGACAAGCACCGTCCAAGAACTTCAGTCTGGTGCTGCCGTCTCCCCGGATGTGGAGCATCTGCCGGACAAGCGCCGTGCGGGCCGGGATGTCGTCTGAGCCGGGGATGAAGCCGTACCCGCTCATCTGCGACTTGATGCCGCGCTTCTTCAGTTCCTCTGAGTACAGTTCATGGGGGAGACGGCCCGAGCCTAAGTCTCTGAGCATGCCGCCGTGCATGTCGATGATGAACGTCCGGTAGCTCTGGCCATCGGCCTTCTGTGCGAACTGGTCGCCAAAGATGAGCGCGTTGGCCTGTCGGATATAGAGTTCGTCGTAGATCAGCAGGAACTTTTCGTCCGGCGGTACGGCACCGAAGACGCACGCGAGGACTGTATGGCCAGGGTCAATCGCCACATACCGCGTCCAGTCCTGCGGAACCCGCCCATCGGGTAGATCCTCTCGCCGCAGAACATGCACGCCAGGATTGAACGACGGGTACATGAGCGTGCTTTCCGTGGTGAACTCACCCTCCGCTCGCATGCGAAGCTCGTCCATCCCCAAGGCAGACCACCGCTCAATGTTTTTGGCTTTTTCTTCTTTGTCGATATGGTCGTTGTCCAAGAAGCGCAGGGTGAACTTCTTAATAATTGAGTTCTCGCGCCCCTCTTCTTCGGCCTTGTCCGCACGTTCACACAACCCCAACAGCGCATCGTTTTTACTATGCGGCATAGCCGACCATACAAACCGGCCTTTGCGGTCGGCAAGCCGCGCCTGCATCTCCCCGACCCACCGTTCATTATTAATATCCTCATCAATGTGAACTAAGTCGGCCTGGAACCCTTGGGGTGGTTCGCCTTCGGAGGAGAAGCAATTAATAGTCCACCCGTTAGTAAGCTCTGCTTTGTTGAGATAGCCTGCGTTCTTCAGTACCCAACTCATCTCTTTGATCATGCGGGGCGGGATGAGGGGCGGTGCTGGCTTGGCTTTGGCGGGGTCGTCCACCCCGGGCTTAAATGCCCGCCACTGATTCGTCTTCTCGTCCTTGATCATCTTGAACGCACCGGCACGGAACAGCATCGGCACAACCACAAGACCTATGTGGGGCCAGTTCCGGCCGATGATCACTAGGTTCCCGCCCTCTTTGGGATACTTCCCGTACGGGTCTTGTCCGGTGGCTGCGCGAGCATCCTCTATGAAACTTGCGGCGCTCTTTCCTGACCGATTGCCGCCGATCAGCAGGCGTTCGCTCGCCATGCACTTGTGGAACTCCTCCTGCTTTGGCATCGGGGTGTAGAGCCGCAGAGCTTCGATCCGGCGTTCAGCAAGCTCCAGCTGAACATCACGCAGCTGGTTGAGAGCATGCTGTGTGATGCCTTGGACGGCCGGTTCGTCAGGTGGCGGTGGTGGTGGTACGTGTGGGTGCTTGCGCATATTCGCCGCAGTAGTCGGTATCTGCCGTCACGGGATGAACATCGACGGGTTCATTGGCCATCGGGAGCGGGGGGTAGCGGTGGCACTGGCCGTGGCGATCCACCGTCTTCTCCCACCACCGGCACGTTTTGCACTCCATGTTGCAACTCCTTCAAAGGGATTCCTTGGATCGTAATCGTTGTGGCGGCTTCCATAATTCGCTGGCGAAGCTCGTCCTCTAGCTCCTCTTCGCTCCAAGCGGTGAGAGGTTTCTTGGCTCCACCCATAGCGGTGTTGGCAGACACCAATCGCACAACGGTGTCCAGCATCTTGGTTCTGAACGCGCCGCCAGAAGGCGCATCAAAGAACTGTTTGAGGTACACGTTGGAAAACCCTCTCACCCCACCGAAATACTCCATGAGAACTTCCAAGAGTTCCGATGAGTGGGGGATGTTCGCGCCGCCAATCCTGGCCGAGGCTACGAACAGATCGACCGCGCCCTTCTCAATCTCCGCGAGCTTCTTGTTGCCCTTCTTCTTGCGGGCCTTCTTCTCATGGGCGTTGCGGCACTTGCGGCACCGCGCGTGAAACCCGTCCTTGGATTTATGCCAGTTGGCGGGTGTCACTTCATAGGAAGTCCCGCACTGGATGCACGCCTTGTACTCAGACAGGTTTCACACTCCACTTAGGGCGCAGATCCATCAGCTTCACGCCCGCATCGTAGTTGGCTTCCCAGCACTGCTTGAGCTTGCCGCTGATGTCCACAGCCTGGACGATCTGTGGCTTGCCAACGCACTTCGGCTTCCAGTGCCCAGCCCACGCATCCCAATTGCAAAACACTGGGTTGTAGCCCAGCTTTTGCGTGCCCGCGAGGGACAGGTCGCGGGTCATCGTCACATCCTCAGTGGATGACTTCTCAGACTGATACTTGTCTGGGTATTCGTAGTAGAACCAAGGGTTGTCGTTGGTGTCCTTTGGCTCAGTCACCTCAAAGGCCCGCATGTCGTACATGATCAATCCCGTGGGCAGGGCGGCGCACTCTTGGATGCCTGCCATCTTGGCCCCGGTGTCACGGTCGTACATCTCCAGCTTGAAGTCTGGATTGGCGTTGTTCGACTGCAGAGCCTGCCATCGGAACACGTAGACGTTCTCATGCGGTGGCGGGCCGCAGTAGGGCGCGCCGATGACCACCGGACCCTTGTGGTAGTGATCTACCAAGAAGTCGAAGGACGAGGACAGGAACGGCTTGGCATCGGCTTGCCCAGCGTACATGTCAGGCTTCATGTCCGAGTCCACCATCACTAGCACATCGACACCGTACTGGCGAGCCATGAGGACGGCCCGATTGCGTGTCATGGTGATGGGCGTGTCTGACAGATTCCACACTTGGATCCGCGAGACGCGAGGGTCTTGCGCAAGGCTAGATGTGACCGGAAGCATCCACTCCCGAATGTCAGGCACCTCAGAGGAGATGCCGCCGTTGCCGCCGTAAGAGAACGTGCAGAAACCGATGGAGAACTTTTGTTGCATTTCACACCCCGGGGTAGGTGTACAAGTCTACAGTATGACTAGGCGAGTGTCAACGACGCCTGGAGGGCACGCCTTGGACGTTAGCGCGCGGGTTGTACGCAGTCCCTTGTGACGGTGGCTCAATGGGGCGGGCGGTGCCTACTCGCTGACTAGACCGCCGCCTTGAACCCGCATATTCAGCCGCCAGTTGTCGATTGCTGAAATCAATAGGGTCGGTTGGCGTAAGATCAGTCGGATCTTCCAGTTGGCGTGTTGGGAAACCCGTCGAACGCATAAACTCAGGCGGGGCTGGAGGGCTGCTTGGCTGCGGATTGAAATAGTCCGATGTATCGCTGGGGAAGATGGATACCGATTGGCGGGCGGCGCTGCGACTGGGTGCGCTTGCTGCCTGAGATGGCCTGGAAGGGGAGCCTTGCTGCGGCGGGGCGGCAAAGGTAGCGGTACGCATGTCATAGTTCTGAGGCGCGAACTGGTCGTAGGTCTGCTGGTCCCAAGTCGGCTGCGGGTTGTTGGCTTGCGGGCTATTGCCGAACGGGTTCTGGAAGTTGCCCTGCATGTATTGCGTGGCGTTGCCCATGGCCCGCTGAGCGTCTGGGTTCTGCTTGGCGCTGGGCTGAGATCTTGGGCCGTAGCTTTGAACTAGGCTGTCGCCGTAGGGAACCTGCTGGCGAAAGTTTCCAACCGCCTGCGGGTTCTGCTGCGCGCGCTGCGACTCCGCAGCTTGCGAGAATGGGTTGTAGAACGTACCGTTGGCCAGCTGGTCGTTGGCCTGCGACAACAACTGACTGGGGTCGAAGGTCACGGGGCCGGTCTGCTGACCACCGTTGTACTGGCCGAGCCGCTGCGAGAGGTTGCCGACAAACGCCTCGCGCTGCGTCATGGCATCCTGCCACTGCAGCGGGTTCCCATCCACGCCGGTCGCGCTCGCTTGGATCGGGCTGGGGCGTCGGTCTATGGCGTTGTATGCCATGTTTCCGGCGTTACTCTGCCCGCCAGACATTGGACCGTACTGGCCGGTCGTCGGGTTATAGCCCTGTGATGTGAACACCCCGGGCATCGTAAACGACTGAGCCTGCGTGTTGCCGCCGTACTGCTTAGATGCTTGGTTGTACGCCTGCGCCCAAATCTGGTTGGATGGCACCTGCCCCGAGAGGTCGTTCCGCTGCGCTCCCTTGGGAGGAGTCCAGCCACCACTTGGGCCTTGGATGGGGGGAATGCCGTAGCGTTCGTAGGGAGACAGCGATGCTGCTCCGGGCGCAGAGCCGGTCTGCGCGTATGCCGACATGTCAGGTGCCTTACTGGGCGCAGCTTGCTGCTGGGGAGCTTGCGGCTTGGAGGACGAAGTGCTTGCGCTGGTGGACGGGCCAGACGCACTAGGCTGCGAAGCCCGTTTCCGCGCCTGCTCCGCGATCCATCCTTTGTCACCAAAGAACTTATCTGTCTCGGCAGCGGCATACGCTGGGTCGGTCCCTTTGGCGAAAATCACTAGCGATCTCCTTGTTGCGTTGTCATGCCGTCCGTGCCAACGCCCGTGCCGTAGAGCATGCGAAGGCGTTCAGCATCGTCCTGCGGGAGATCGCGGATCTCAGCGATTAGCTGGCGCAGGAAGTCCAGGTTCTGGATGGCTGGGTCTTGGTTCATCTAGAAAACGGGGCCAGGATGTTTCCACCCTGGCCCCGCCCCCGAAAGCCCGTGAAGGGCAGTTTTACGAAGCCCGAGTCCGAATCAGAGCGAGAACGGCCGAGCCGGTCGTCGCACCCGCGCTGCATGCGTAACCGATGACACCGATGCCGTTGTCGTTCGCACCAGCAGTGCTGGACGACAGCGGGGACACCGTCACGCGGCCAGCCGTGGTCGCGCCGCTCGTCGCAGCGGTCACCACCGACAGAGCCGAGCGGACGGCAACGTCCGAACCGGAGAGGGCCACCGACACTTCGGTCGGGCCATCAACCGTCACCCAGAACACATCATTGTTGGCAACGCCACCGGCCGGGAGGAACTCGTCCACCACACCAACGAGCGAATCGTTGGTCACCGCAGCGTAACCGTCAGCAGCGCCAAAGAGAGCCTTGCCGGTGCCACCCAGTCGAACAACTCGCTTGGGCAGCAAGGCCGCACCCGAGGTGTTACGAACAGCGATGCACACCTTGCGGCGATTGCTGCGGACCTGACCGTTGACGGGGTTCACATCGGTGAACTCCTTCACACAGCCAACCCAGTTATCGCCGTACGACCCTGTCGTAATACCGTACAGACTGTCATTCGGACTATCCAAGCCAAGCGTCTGGCCCAGACCGAACGGAGGATCAACTTGCAGTCCCATTGTGACTATAGTCCTTTCTCAGGCGGTGATGATTTTGAAGAAGTTGCGCGGCGACTTGAACTTCAAGTTGCCGAGCGTCGAAACAACGTAGCGATACTGCTGGGTGATTTCGTCATAGAATGGACCCTCTGAATTCATCAGCTGGCCTTCCATGCAGAGCAGTTCAATGTTGCCCACAGACAGGCCGTAGCCGGTGCCCGCAGGAACAGAACCTTCGCTCGCGATTTCCACCCCGTCCAGTTCAAACACATCGGTGAAGCCATAGGATCGCAGGCCGTTAGTACGGCTGACAATCACTCGCTCCTTGGAGTCCAGCGTGTTGAGGAAGTCGATATAGCTGCGTCGATCAAACAGCAACATATCCACTTGATCCTCTTTGCTATCATTTCGGCGGGTCTGGTGAATCGCTTCACGCACCGCCTTAACGCAGTTGGCAGACCAAGTGTTCCCGGTCGCATTGAAGTAGGTGCTAAGACCCTGGACGATTACCGGAGAGTAAAAATCAAACTCCGGGTCGGCCGAGCCGTTGGGCCAGACGCCCGTCGTCTGCGAGCCACCGTACGCACCCAGCACAGTCGAAAGACCGGCGTAGGTATCGGACGGTGCGTAGAACGGGTCAGCATCATTCCGGTTGCGAAGCGCGCCGGTGGTGACGTTGATCGTCTGCGGCGTAGCGGCCAGACCAAGGAAACTCTCAACGCCGTGGAAACGGAGTTCGTTGCCAGCAGCATAGCCGTCAACCACCCACTCCTTGGCAAGGTACTGTTCCATGCTAGTAAGCAGGCGGCTCGCCATCTTACCAGCGACGTTTACAAGCGCCTGAGCCGAGCGATTTTCCAGCATCTCTTTTTTATAGATGGCATCGCTTGCCTGTGCCCCGCGGAATTCAAGCTCCGCTCTCTTCCAGAGATTCTGGCGTGCGAAGGTACGCGGCGTTTCTCCATTATTCCCCGATGGAACGTGGTTCCGGTACTGGATCTCCCAATCAAAACCCCTGCCTGACATGTTGGTGCGGATCTGGCCCGAGCCTTCCAGAGCAGCAAACAACTTGTACTTACGAAGCGATGCGATCTCCTCCTCACGGAGGTGGTTTACAATGGTCGTAGCAATACTACGCGCCCAGTCAGTCGAACTTGCCATCAGATAACTCCATCGTTAGCTAGTTGGCTTTTCAGCCGGTCCTCAAAACTCATCCGCGCGCGCGGTGCCCGCGGTTCCGTAGTTCCTGCACTTCGATTCGGAGTGCGTGTTGCGCGCTCGCGAAGGAACTGCATGTTCTGTTCTGCAACGGGGTCGGCCTGGGGGACAGGAGGGGCAGGGGGGGCCATCTGAGGCTGAGCCTGCATCTGCTGCATCTGCTGGTAGCGCATGTTCAACAGGTCGCGCTGCAGCATGCCGGTCGCGTACTTCCAGCGGTCATTGGCCGACTGGATGCCAAGCTGCTGTGCTTGGGCGATGTACTGCGAGATCGCCTGACCTTCTTGGGTGGGATTGCCCTGCTGGTCGTAGAGCCAGTCAGCGTTCTGACGCTCCAGATCCTGCACGTAGTTCTGCGTCTGGTACTGGCTGAGATGGTTCTGCACCATCTCCTGAGCCTTCTGGATCGCGACCTGCTCAACGAAAGGCTTGAGCGTGTTTTCGGGATCGGTCACCAGCTTGCGGGCGAAATCTGCCGTGTAGCTCTGGTATTCCCTGAGAGCCTGCTGGGCCTCATAGGGAGCATCCTGCGAGATCACTTCCTTGCCCGTGGAGGGATCCCGAACGATGTAGCTCTTCCACGTATCCTTGACCTGGGGCGGCGACCACCACTTCGGAGCTTCTGGCTCCTTGGGCTTGGCAGCTTCGGCCTGAGCCTTCTTCCAAGTCTCAAACTCCCGCTGGTTCCGCAGGTACTCCTGGGCGTAGGGAACGACCGACTGGTACTGCTGCAGCTGACGCTGAGTCTCACCGTAGCCGTTGTAGGCCCGATAGAGGTTCTGGGCGATTGAGAGATCGTCCTGACCCTGGAAGTCGGGGAGGTGCCGGAAGGCAGAGTAGGGGGTATCAAAGCCGGGAGTAGAAGTCTCTGAACCGGCCGTGTCCTGCGAGGGTGCTTCGTAGCTTGTCTCAGCTACGGGAGCTTCCTGCGTCTGGAGTTCTGGAGTTTCGTCTGACATGTATTTCCTTTCGGGGGAAGGGTCTACATAGTCAGTGTCCTGTTTCTCCTATTTTGTTACGGGGTAGGTTGCTCGCTTGCGCCAGAGGCGGCTGCGCCTGCTCCTATTGCTCCCGGTACTGCATACTTGCGCAGGATGCGGATCTGGTCTTCGGTGCCTGGGAACATCACGTAGTTGCGCGTGCCGCTTGGGCCGAGATTGCGTGATCCTTGGTCTAGGTAGCGGATGCCGGGAACCCCCGATGATCGCAACGCCTCCGATGCCAGCTTAAAACGCTCCTCAAAGTTATCCGCCCCATATCGCCGCACTGCTGGGTGGCCTGACAATCCGTGGTAGATGTTTCTGCCGCTAATTTCCCAAGGCGTGTCAAACCCATAAGCAGTAAAGAGAGTATCTTTTTCCAGCCCAGGCTGGTTGAAGTTTTTCCCCCGAATCGGACTTCCTACAGAGTCCACAGACGGAACCCCCAGCTTGCGCAACGCCTCTAGGACATGTGGCGGCTGGTCCATCATCGTTGCGTCCCAGTCCAAGAAGGCGCTTTCTGGATGAGCTATCTCTAACTCATACCCAGTGCCCAGCTGGTCTTTGGCGACTCTTGCGCTGTCGGTTACCTCGTAACCAGAGAATCCAGATTTACGCCCCAGTGACTGGCTTATTGCCTGCGACGGGTAATCAAATCCCAGCCAGTCGTTGGCGTGTAGCTCTTTCAGAAAGTTTTGCTGACGCGGGTCAAACCCTTGCAGGCTCCCCATCACATCGGCTGGGTCTGCGTCTTCTGGAAGTGCATTGAGGAAGTCATCACGCAACTTGCGGTATGAGAGAGATCGCCTGTACTCGTCGGCAACATCTTTGTTTTGGGCTAGGTAGTGGCCGTAGCCGTAAGCCTGGTGTCCCTCTCCTGAGTTGATGAACTTTGCATCAAAGCCATCAAAGTGCTTGGGCTGCGGGCTACCGTGATAGGCGCGGATGACTTGGCGTACCGCATCACCGGATGCGTCTAGCTGGCTGGGCGTAGGCATCAGAATTCTCTTATGTAGTCGCCGGGACGGGTGCGGTATTCGCTTGGCGGCTGCGGTGTCGGGGCGAGTTCTGGGATCAGATTCGATAGCAGGGGGATACCGTAGGACGGCGAGATCAGTGCTTGGCTGGTGCCGAACTCACCGACCAATGCTCCGAGAGCGCGCTTGCCTGCACGGGCTGCGTTGACGGCATGGCCAAGTCCGTTCCAAGGGTCCATCACGGAATCCATCCCAGTACCAAGAATCATTGCGGCGGTCTTCGGGACACCGGCAGCATGGAGAGAATCCGAAGCTGATAGCTGGAGATCCGCGGCCTGCTCCTTGGCGACACCGGAGACGACTTCGTCCCAAGCTCCGGGGGCGATGTTTCTTGGTCGTCGCCCCCGCATCTGCCTAGCTTGTTCCGCAACATCGACAACCGTAGGAGTTCCTTTGGGAACCCAGCCGCGCTCTTCGGCCCCGTACATCATGGCGGTGTTGAGGGCGCTGTCGAACTGCTTCTTGGCGTTTGGGTAGGGATTGCCTTGGGGATCCACCCAGTTTGCCAGACGTTGACTGCTTGCCACGGCCATCTGGGGAATGGCACTGAACATGGCCCCCGCGTTGTACAAGGGTGCGCCGGGAGCCAACACTCCTCGCCAATGGTACGGAGACTTCAGCGAATCCAACTCGCCCCGCTCATAGCTACCGATCTCAGACGCTATCCGCGGATCGATATTGGCTCTGTCTGCTGGTGTGGGGTGCATCGCAGCAAGTCGCTGAAGCAACTTCTCCTGCCGTTGCTTGTCGTCCCACTCCTTCTGAGAGTCCATTTCGTAGCCAAGTATGCTACGCGCCAGACGGCCGGGAAGGTTGTATTGGGAGTCTAGCGGCTCAGCCATTCGTATCCTTCAGAGTTAGCACTTCCACGCGCGCAGGGACGAACCGCCCCATCTTGGAGTGCATTCGCCGCACGCGCAGCGACCCTCCAAGTACAAGGCGGCAAAACGCAGCAACTCAGGGTCATCACGGAAATGCCCTAGTCCAAGGTTGCAGCGGCTGCACAGCGCACCGCGAACCTCGCCTGTTTTGTGGTTGTGGTCGATGGCCAACTGAATCGATTGCGTCTCACCGCAGATAATGCACTCCCGTATCTGCCGCGCATCTGCAAACGAAACAACGTCGCTCACACCCGGAGGCATGCGAGTTGCCTTGCGGTAATCGCTACGGCATTGCTTGCACCAAGAATCCAAGCCGTTCGTCTTGCGAGAGTTCTTGGGGAAGAAGGTTGCGGTAGCTTCTTTTGCCTCTCCGCACTTGGTGCAGGTCAGCAGTTCCACGCACGCCTCGCCTTTCGCAAACGGCTATCTGGATCCGCGGCGGCTTCGGGCCACATCTTCATTTGACCCGCACTCCTGGCACAGAAGGAATCTCTCCGCGGCCCGCCCTCTGGCTGGGGTGCTTGGAGATTGGCACCGTTAGCGCGGTTGTAACTTGCTCGCCCCTTGGCATTCAGCCCGCCGTCAGGGTCTTGCCCCTCCTTGCGCGCCCACGCCCCGGCCTTCAGCTGGCGAATCTTGTCACCGTCCTTGTCCACTGACCTTCCTCCATTGCTTGGAATCAGGGTAGTCCTTATCACCAGGCTTCGCCGGTGCTTCGCCACGCTCACGCTTGGCGTGGATATTGGCCCACAGCCCCTTCTTCAACTCCCGAATCTTGCCGCCTTCTTTGTCCATTACTCGTCCCAGTCGTCGTCAAAGAGAAAGTCAAACATCAACCAAACGTCTCCTGATCGTTATTGCGCGACCGCAACTGCTGCGCTTGTAACTGCATCTGGAGCATGCGATCCCTCTCACGCTGCTCAACGGCCAGCCTCCGCAACAGAGCCTCTTGGCGCATGGCCTCCATCTGGGCCTGATGCTCCATCCGGCGCTGTTCGCGGGCTTGGGCCACGCGGGAGTCGTTCTCGTCTCGGATGGCACCCGTGACATCACCGATCATGCCCTGCAAGTGCCGAGCCTGCGCAGAGGCCACCTGTTGCGCCATAGAGGCTGGATTCATCGAAGTGGCTCCTGCGTAGGGCTGCATGTTGAACGGGCGTCTAGCGACCTGCTGGGGGGCTTCTGGGGCATTTGGCTGCGCGGCGGGTTGTGGTGCAGCTTGGGGCTGGAAGGGATTGCGACCCTGACCCCTGCGGGCGTTGCGAGCAAGGATGAGCCGCTGAGCCTCGGCGCGGATCTTGGGGTCTGAGCTTTGCAAACGCGCTTTGATGTCGGCATCAAACTCCGCTTCCTCGCCCCACCAGCTAGCATCTGCCATTGCCATAATCGCCCTCCTACTAGGTCAGTGCCCCGCGGCGACAGCGGACACGCAGAGGGCTGGAAAACAGGGCTAGAGGGCTGGCGACACGCGGAGGGATTCAGCTTTCGGGTTTCGCGAAACGCGGAAAAGGCGACATGTGGGGGCTACGGGGTGCAAAAAATCCAGGGGTGGATATGACTGAATACCGTTACCGATCTGGGGGGGAGAGGGGGGTATTCGGCGTGTTGCCTACCCTCCCTCCCTCCCTCTAAACCGTTGACCCGCAAGCACTTAGGTCATTCGTTCCGATTGCAGACTGGAAACGGCGGAAGCTTACGTTTTCGTAAGGCGACGTTTTTTCCCGGCGGCCCCTTTGGATGCATCGCCCCCCTATCCAACCGTACACTATCCCTCTCTTGCAATCCCGTTGCATATCATCCTGGCTATACGCCCGTACAGTACCTGGGCGGTTCAATAAAATAGCCCCCGGGGAAACTAGTCCCCGGGGGCTATACGCTTGCCCACTACTGTACGTCTGGACTATTCGGCCTTGGGGCGCCACGTTATCCGGTTTGCTAGTTCTTCCACAGTCCACGGGGATGGGCTGGGAACCGGGGCCGGATGGAACGTAGGCCGGACACTATCGGCACCGTAGGCTGTGGCGAGGAGATCGGCCGCGGACTGTTTGCGGGAGAGGCTGGCCAACCTACGGCCGATGGGGCCGTTTGGCATGGTCTCCACAGTCTCCCGTGCCATCGTCAAAGCATCCGGCCGGGGGATGGCGGCTTGCAACCTACGCTCACGCATCGCGAGCATTTCGGCAGACTGCTGCCGATTTTTGGCCCTACGTTGGCCCGTAAAGCCACGCCATTGAGACCGGCGAGCATATGCCCGTATGGCGTAGTAAGCCCGCATATGATCGCCCCGGGCGTAGGGGAGGGAAGTGTAGTCCCGTGCCAGCCAGTGAAGATAAAACTGGCTGGCTGCCTCCTCTGCTGCCTCTTCATCCAAGCCATCGTAGCGAGCGGTCCTATATAGCCCCTCTCGCAGGGCCATATGTTGCTCGCCGGTTAGATCGGCGGGGTTGTAGGTCTCACGGGGGAACGCACAAGAGGCTCCGTTGCCGATTGTCAGTGTGGTGGAACGCATGGGTATCTATCCTCCGTTGGTAACTGCTGGCCAGTATCTGCTGGCCATGGTTGAACTATAACGCTTACTATCGGCCGGGGGAAGTGGGTTACCAAAAAAAATCATATCGGCCGGAATATTTTTTTGGGGCTGGGGTCTAATAGTAGTTGTGATCGTCAAACGCTCACGCGATGCGGAAACGTGTCGCGTGAGCGTGAAACGCACTCCGCGTTTGTTACTCTGGTAACGAATGCGATCAGCGTCTGCCAGGTCTCACACACTGCCCCGGATTTTGCGGGCAATTGTTACACTGAAAATTCCGTGAAATGTTCGCGGAATTTTCTGTGCGACAAGTCTAATAGTGTGTGTGACGTTTAACGTCGCCCGCGTGATGGGGAAGCGTGTAGCTTCTGCGCATGCGGGCAGCAAAACCATCCGATACGCGGACGACTCCGCATGCTGTCCTCTGGGCAGCTACCGTGCTTTGCGCGGTGCCTATTGCAGGCGGATTCGGACAACGCTGGGAGAAGGCATACGAAGCCCGGAGCCGTTTGACTCCCGCCACCAGAAGACCGGCAATAGCTAGTACACCAGCCGGGTCCGCGTATCTGATTGTTTTGTTTCCTTCAATGGAGTTAATCCATGTCAAAGGCCCAGGCTGGTGCTACGGCCATCATGGAGGCTCTGAGGATTCCTTTGGACAAGTTAAGGCAGGCGGGCAATGTTGCCGTACCTGCTGATGACTTGTGCGAACGGGCCATCCTTGGGTGTCTCAATTCCCGTGATGGCAGTTGGCGTAAGACTCGCCCGTCGAATGAGGAATCCGAAACGCTTTGGGCGTTGGTGAAGTTTCACCGTTCGGGTGGTTCCTTGTACGGGTGGCCGTGGTTTGCACCCAAGGATCTGATCGACCCGCTGGATACCCTCGCGGTAGTCCTGCTGGGTGGTCATTCCAATGCGGCAAACGCATGGCAACGTGCGATGCACGGTTAACGGGATTCGATCCCGGGCAGGTGGTGGTGAGGGTGCGATATGACTGCACCCAATAAGGCCAAACAAGCTGCCTGCCCGGGTTCGGTTGCCGTTTCTGGTAATCGGTTTCTTTCCATGGAGGTACGTATGGCAATTCGCCGTATACGTACCGCCAAGCCTCTGGGTGTCATTCTGCACCGGGGCGTGTCTCCTTATGACGGTTCTCCGTATGTGGTCATCATGCCACTTCGGAATTCCAAGAATAAGAAGACCGGCTCAATGCTTCAGACCTATATTCTTAGGGCTGATATGCATCCAGTGGTGGCGGTACGCGAAGAACAAGATGGGGCCATCTGTTTCAACTGCCCCATGCGTGGTCTGGTCGGCTTTCCTAAGCGGACACCGGCCAACGCAAAGCGTAATCCAAAGCGTTGGCGTGCGTGTTATGTCAACGTCGGGCAGGGGCCAGCAATGGTCTACGGTGCCTACATGCGTGGTCGGTACGTTGAATACGATCCGATCATGCATGATCAGTACATCCGTGATCGCAAGATCCGGTTCGGTACATACGGGGAGCCGGTGCTGATACCGCTTGCCCTGGTGCAGCATCTGGCCGGTCTTTCAGACGGCTGGACGGGCTACACCCATGCGTGGAGCAACCTGACCTACGCTCCATACAAGCAGTTCTTCATGGCCAGTGTCCATGGTCTTACGGGGCCATGGTCACGGGAACATGCGAAGTCTCTTGGCTGGCGTACCTTCCGCACTATGCGGGGAGGTGAGCCTGCTGCTGATGAAGTCTTGTGCCCAGCGTCTTTGGAGGCTGGCCATCGTCTTAGCTGCCTGACTTGCAGGCTGTGCGACGGTGCCGGTGTCCGCAAGATCGGCTTGGCTATGCGTGATGTGTACATCCCCGGGCATGGTGGCAAGGCGATTATGACCGCTGTCGCCAACCTGCCCATTCTCCAAGCGTAAAGGCGCAGCATGGAAACGATGAATGCGGAGACGATTGGACGCAAGGCCACAGTGGTCGGCCCAAACCGGCGATCGTTGTCGGACAAGAAACTGCTGTCCGAAATCAAACGGCTGAAGCGTGACTGCGCCAGTTTTGGCGGGGCCATGCTGCTGGCCGCTTACCAAGCCGATGCCGAGCGGCGTGGCTTAAAGGAGGTATGAGCGTGGAATACACACTGACAGACGCCAGGTTGCGGTCGCTGAAGGCAGCTGTGACCCGTGCCCAGAACAAGCAGGATTGGCGGGCCGTGATCGCGGCATGCGAGAAGGCAGACCGGACGTTCCGAGAGCAAGGATACCCGGACTGCTGGTCAGACTTTGAGCGACACAAGGGTGACGCAGAGTTGTCCCTGAAGTTCAACTACCTGCTCATAGATAAGGGGTGCTGGTGACATGGGCAAACCAGCCAGATGGACGGCACCCAACGGCAACGTGTGGGAATTCGTACGCACAGAGAAGACCATTGGCGCGGAAGGGTTTACGCCGGGGCATCAAAGGACAATGTGGTATCTGGATCGCATCCACAAAGTGACGCGGCCAGACGGCACGGTGTACTACGACTACGAGATGATCGATTGTGGGCAACATCACGGAGACAAGTGACCATGTTTATTAAGTATGTGGCCGAGGTGAGGTTTGATGAACTGGGGTGGGTGACTATCCCAGAAGAGTTCGCAACCCGCGAGCAGGCGGATACGCGGGCCTTTGGCATGGCGTTGACGATGGGCGGGAAGGAAACCCGCGTGATCGAAGTGCCAGACGGCGAGAAGGTGGAGGCGTGACCATGGAATGTGATCAGTGTGGGTGCGGCGAGCAGGCGTGGAGCGGTGTCTTAGGCGACCTGTTCCATGCCTGCTGCCGTGCATGTGGTTGGGTATACTCTTGTCCACTAGAGGAGGTGAGTGATGAGTGATGTGCGACTGCCGCTCAATGTGCGGCTCAGTGATCTGAGGACTTTGTTGACATGGAAGGATGGCGATTGCGATCCCGAGATGTATGTGCGGATCGAATCGGGCCGAGCGTTTCTGTATGCCGTGAAGCGTATGCATGGGCAGAACGGTATCGGCAAGATGGTGTGGAGCCGTGAGATTCCGGTGCTACCGGGGGAGGATGACTGATGGCTAAGACTGTTGCGGTCCACCTGACCGCTGACGAGATCGATGGTTTGTTCGATGCGTTGGATGACCAAGTTCGCCACTGGGAGAACTGCGGTGGCAACGATGAGGAGAACGCACGTTATGCCCGCATCATCGCTGGCCTGACTGCGACCGCTCGCAAGTTGGAGAACGCCCGTGACCAGATGGAGGACGAGTGATGCCACGCATTGCCGTGTGTCTGAACTATGAGGACAGGGATAACCCTCGCTTCTCAGGTGAGAACGATTACCCGGACTACTGCCGACAGTGCTATGCGGACGCAGACGAGGCAGAGATTGCCGCTGAGTACGGCGTATCCGTGGATGCGGTGGACAAGATCGATGACGAACACCCTCAGTATGAGGGCGAGGACTACACCTGCACCGAGTGTGGCAAGACTCTAACAGCAAAGGATGATTGATGCACAAGATAGCACCAGTGCCCAACCACAATGGGTCACCAGCCGATGCGCTGGCCGAGCAGATGATGGAGGTGTGCCATGCCTTGGAGGCAGCGGTCGGTGCCATGTGCCAGTGGCAACCGCATGGCAGGGACTACCAGATTGGTGGCGACTACCAGGCTGACAGGATTGAGTTCCTGAGACGGGTCGGTTTGTTGGAGGCAATGGCCAAGCAGTACGAACAGGAAGCGATTGCTGTGATGGAATACTACAACTGGAAAGAGAGGGTCGGATGAGCAGATACCATGTGAAGGTGGGTGATGCGACGTTCGCCTACGGGTATGACCGTCCGTTGCAGGAATACTTCTTGCAGAAGCACACGCCGGGGGAGGGTGACTACCCGGACGTTGAGGATCTGGTGGGCAGCTACACCGGCAAGGGCTACGGCACTGCCGGTGAACTGTTGGAAGCGGTGGCTAAGCATGGCCTGCCGTTGCCGGAAGCGCATATGACTCTGATCAGTTTGGATCTACCCTTTTAAGGAGACAGCTATGAACCGTGACGATTGCAAGGTTGGTATGACGGTGTCGTTCGGGCGTGGGCGTGGTGCCCACACCAAGGGCAGGGTGCTGAAGGTCAACGACAAGAAGGCCAAGGTGGAAACGCTGGAGCAACGCAACAGCAATGCGGCTGGCACCATCTGGAACGTGCCCTACTCCATGCTGACAGCGTGTGAGTTCGTCGCCCCGCAGGCACAGCCCTATCCCAATGGGCTGACGATCACCGGTGTGAGGTATCTTACAGGCAACGAGTGCCTCAATGAGGGGTGGGACATCGGGCTGTACGACTTCGCGGTCGCACTCACCCTGTCCGATGGCTCCATGATCTTTGCGTCTGCGGACTATGAGGGTAACGGGCCTGGTGCCCTGTTCGGTCGGATGCGTACCGGCGAGCAGTTCATCCTGTCCCCAGCACAGAAAGAGGTGGCGGTATGAAGATGAGTAAGAAGTTGGCCGAGGATTTCTGCGATCACGTTTGCGGCGAGGATGCAGAGCTTTACTACGAAGCCTTCTGTCAGTGGGCGGCGGGGCGCTGCGACCAAGTGGGCACATTCTTCTGGTCCGACTTGGCTATCCAAGTGAGGGACTGCGGCCACAAGCACAGTGCCCATGCCCTGTATCGGCTGGCGTCCGTGCTGGCGAGCGAACTGAACAGAGAGAAAGACTTCATCGGCAGGATTGGTCGGGCATTCACAGCGTGCGCTGAGCGGTTCGGCGTGGAAGAGGAAGACATCGTCAGGAGGTAAGCGATGCGTGTACTGGTAGCGTGTGAGTTCACCGGCACGGTGCGCCGTGCGTTCCGTGAGCTAGGGCATGATGCATGGAGTTGCGACATCCTGCCTGCCGAGGATGGCGGGCCGCACATACAGGGTGATGTTCGCCAGGTTTTGGGTGACGGGTGGGATCTGATGGTTGCCCACCCACCATGCACCCACCTTGCGGTCAGTGGTGCCCGCCATTTCCATCGCAAGCAGGTCGAACAGGCCGAGGCGTTGGAGTTTGTGCAGACGCTGATGGATGCACCCATCCCACGCATAGCACTGGAGAACCCAGTGTCTGTGATCAGCAGTCGGATTCGTAAGCCGGATCAGATCATCCAGCCCTACCAATTCGGCCATCCAGAATCCAAGAAGACATGCCTCTGGTTGAAGGGACTCAACCCCCTGCAACCAACGGCTGTGATGCAGATGCGTGGACGGTGGGAGAACCAGACTCCCAGTGGACAGAACAAGTTAGGGCCATCACCGGATCGGTGGAAGATTCGGAGCAAGACCTACCCCGGTATTGCCCATGCGATGGCTACCCAGTGGGGTGTGGAGGATGCGTGATGCCAAAAACGCGGAGCAAGATGGGTAGTTTGTCACGTTCGCAGCATGCCGAGGTTGCTTGGTGCACGGAGGACATCCAAGACCGGCGACCAGACTGGTCGGCTAAGAGATGTTTTGCGTTCCTTATGAATAACGAGGATGAGATTCAATGCGAGATGATCGAACGTGGATGGGAAGTTATCAACAACCTTTTGGCAAGGGAGGAATGATGGCACATACACCAGGGCCGTGGGGCATTGTATTTCACTGTGATGTCGAACGCATCCGGCTGAACGGATCGACGGTCTACCAAGTGAGCGATGTGACTGACCCGGAGTTCCCATCCGGCACGCCCCGCTACAACTTGGATGACCTGCGATTGATGGCGGCAGCACCTGAGATGTTGGCCACGCTGCGAATAGCGGCAGATGCACTGGACTACGCACAGGCACAGGTCGATTCGGAGAACGATGCACACAACCTACGTGTACGGTTGGTGCAGGTAAAGCGAGTGATTGCCAAAGCAGAAGGGAGGGGTGAGTGATGCCCGCAGTGCATATGAGTGAGCATGAGGCCCGCGTTCACATGATCTCGTTACTGAACCACATGGATGTTGATGGATTGGCGTTGGCCTTAAGCGAGAGCTACCTATTTGAGGACAGGCCGGTGGTGGTGAAGGGGGCGAAGATCGAAAGCTACGCCTACCTCAACGGCATGTCTGGCGGCGATAGGCGCGGCGATGTGTACGCATTCGACGGGCTTGCGGACGAGGAGTAGGTTCCTTAACAAGGAGGACAGGGATGTCTATGCTGGACGTTTGGAAAGACGAGACGATTGAGACTGCCATTCGCCTGTTGGTCAACGCCGAGCGGTTGTTGGAACCGTTCCGTGACCAGGAGGGTGACTGGGGTAGGGTGTACGAACAGATCCATAAGTTCTTAAAGGAGGAGTGCTGATGGCTTGGCGAATGAACACACCGCCGGACTACGATGGTGGCCCTCTCAGAGACAGCGACTGGGGCGTGGTCTACAGGGATGAGACTGAACCTACGCTGCCTGAGTACGTCTGCATCTTCTGGCGGGTGCGCGGGGAGGTAGCTTATGTACGCGGAGGACTGAACTCTTTCTGCCCGTCCACCGCAAAGCCCGCGGATGCGGTGAAGATAGCGATAAAGAAATCCAAGGACTACACCGACACTGCCACAGACAACATCGTCTGGTGGGGTGTACTGAGAAACAAATAGGAGGAGTGCTGATGAACAAGCTGGCTGACAAGCCGCTGTATGACACGCCGATTGACATGCTGCGGCACATCGTTGAATCGTTCAACAGCTGCAAAGAATCCTTTATGGATGACAAGACGATCCCGCAGTTGATGAACATCTACAACTGCTGGATGCGTAGTGGCTGGGACTTCTACCCAGACCAGTGGTCACCCAAGCAGGTGAAGGAAGCAATGGATGGGATCGTTCCTGACTGGGACCGCAAAGAGCAGCCGGTCTTTCACAAGGATCGCAGTGAGACGCGGTTCATTGGGGCGTTTGAGATTATCTGGAAAGGAGAACGCTGATGGTGGCTAAGAGCAGCAAGCGGACACACATAATCAACCTGCCTTGCATCGGGATCTGGAGTCGGACGGCTTCGACAGATCCCAGCCCAGGCAACACTCTGGTCGGACTGTGGATTGAGGACAACGGCAATCAGAGCATCAGGTTTTTCTGCGCCTACTTCTGCAATGCGGCAGGCGAAGGCGTTGACCCTGACGAGGAGGACTGGACGCACATCACATACCACTGCCGCCAAGCGGGGGTGGGCAGGGCGTGGCAAGGAGAGATTGAACCGCCCGATTACTGGGCCGAGGCACGGTGGCTTATACCCGAGTGGGGAGGTGAGTGATGACGAACGAGAGGTACGCCAAGGCGCTCGCCCGGGTGGAGCGGTCGCCCCGCCTGCGGAAGTACAAGTCCATCGTTATGCAGGACTATGGTGGCAGGCATTGGGAGTGGGTGACCTATGCCCAGGTGAAAGAGATTGAGTCTTGGGCCAAGCAGATAAAGGAGGACAGTGATGGCTAAGAAGAAAGCAAAGACCAAGCACACGCGGCAGGACGATGAGGCGGTGACGTTCCTGAGCTACGTGAAGAAGCAGGCACCCAACCTGTACGAACGGTACGCATCGCTTCAGCCCTTTGAGGATGTGATCAACGAGTGCTGGGTGAATACCGAAGATGGGTATGTGGGCATCGGGATTGAAACCGGCGCTGGCGTGTGGGCTAGTGGCGACAGGCCGATGTACTACGCGGAGATCCACTTCGATGAGGTGGTTCTTCAGTTCGACATTGAGTCCGAGGACGAGACGTTCCGCGAGAGCTACTCCACCGACATGGCTGGGCTGTGGTCTTTCCTGCGTCAGATCCCCAGGCCGATGCATTCCTTCGGTAAGTGGAGGCCCAACTGATGGCTGACGTTGCGGAAGTAAGGGCTGACATCTCAGAGATGCTGCGTGCCATTCGTATCAACGGGTGCGTGCCAGTTATGCGTGAGGCTTTGCTGTGGTGGCAGTCGTACCTCATTGCCCACCAAGAGAGCGGCCTGTCGGCTGTAGATAAGCAGGGCTACGAGGTTCTGTATAAGCAGCTGAAGTTCTTGTTGACCGAGGTGTTCCCCGATGAGGAGGGCGGTGATGGACAAGCTAGTTGAGTTGCGGGATGGGCTGCAGGAATACTCATGCACCTGCATCGCCAATGCGTATGCAGAGATGGGGCAGTACGGTGCTGAGTGGGGAGCGATCAAACATCTGTACCTCGTACTGTGTGCGTGGGATGTTCTGGATCGGGAAGTAACCAGGCTAGCGGAGGAGGAGTGATGCGAGACATGTCCAATGACCTGCGGATTGTGCAGTGGTTTCTGGATCTCCCCAAGTTGCAGGAGATTATGGGCTGGCCGGTCGGTGCCGAGCGTCTTGTCGCCAGTGGGCAGGACATCCATCGCCTGTCCAAGCAGGAGCCTGGTGATCCCGTGGCAATAGCCGCGGCGTGGAACAGTCTCGGCGGTGCGCTTGGCCCCAACCTACTGGGCACGCTGATGTCCTGCGATCACTGGCGGGAGCTTGTGCCCCCGGTGTCTGGCCCAAGCAGCGATGACGAGGAAACTGTGTGGACGGGTGGCGGCAAGAGCGTGGTGGCCCGCTTGGTCTATGACAACGGGCGACCGATCAATGTTGTCTTTGAAGTTCGATAGGAGCAACAATGTACAAGGATGTACTGAACGTGCTGCATGTTCTGGCTACCGCTATACTTATGTTGTTGGCGGGCCAGTTGAAGGAGATGTGTGTGAAGATACTGGGAGGTGAGTGATGGCTTGGCAACAGATGCCCGCCGATGCAGGGCAGATCGTTGATGTGCGGTACGACTGCGACTGGGAGACACGCACACTGTACAAGCGTGTTGCCGACCGCAACGAGGGCAGTGTTGAACTGCTGCTTGGACGGATCGTTGACGGTGAGGATAGGTACGAACCACAGAATGGCGTACTGCCAAAGGTGGAGCGGTGGATTTCAGAGGGAGGTGAGTGATGGCTAAGACATGGGAGTACCGTGGCCGCGTCATCGAAGAGGACTTTGAATCTTGGGCTGACCCAGGCCGGATGAGGAAGACTCGCACCGGATACATCATCCGCGCAGCAGGCTTTGCCAAGCGTTCTGTTTACGTTCCGGGAAAGTATCGCACGCTGGTCGAAGCCAAGCGTGCAGTGGATGAAGTCCTTGAAGGAGGGTTTTGGTAATGGCGTTCGCTAAGTACAGATACATTGCTTTCGACTACGAAGAGGGGCATGCCTACCCGTATGTCTGCACTGCATGGCGCATGGTGGGTGGGATGAATGTCGGGGATCGGTTCACTGAGCAGGTCGGAGAGGTGATCATCGAAGCCCTGCGTGAGGATGGCATTACGATTGATGTCACGCAGTCTAAACCCGAGGAGGTGAAGTGATGGCTAAGATGCTGTGCGAGTGCAAGGCTGGTCAGTTCCAAGGCGAGCCTATCGATGAGCAGTTCGCTGCGTTCGATGCACTCGCTCGTCAGTGCGGGTATGCGTCTGGCATAGCTGCCGCGAATGAGTGTGTGCTGTGGGGGGATACGGTCGAACAGGCCGTTGCGTTTATGTCCAAGCAACTGGAGGTGAGTGATGGTCGCAATGAGTGAGACGATGGACTTTCTGATCGGTGGCACCGGGGTGCTGCTGCTGTTGTGGTGGGGTTCTTGGAGGCACTGACCATGCTGTACGGATATGCCCGTGTTTCTACGGACAAGCAAGAGAACTCAGCCGATGCCCAGGCTATCCGGCTTAGGGCATACGCTGAGCAGTCGGGCTTGGAGTTTGGAGGCGTGTTCGTAGACGAGGATCAGTCGGCATTCCACATTCCATGGCACCAGCGCAGGCAAGGCAGGGCGCTGTGGGACAAGCTCAAGGCCGGGGATGCGGTGGCGTTCTGCACGTTCGACCGAGTGTTCCGTTCGGTGCTGGATGCTGCGGTCACTTTAGACAAGTGCAAGGCGCTTGGCGTTCAGCTGCGGTTCCTAGACAACAGCATCGATGTGATGACAAGCGAAGGCGAGTTGACGTTCAACGTCCGGTCTTGCGTTGCCCAGTTTGAAAGTCAGATCAGAGGCCAGCGGCAGCGGGAGATCCAGTCCTACCTGCGCGCAGCCGGTCGCCCGTACGGGAAGTTCCGTCCGTACGGATGGGTGGCCAAGGACAAAGCGTTCGTTGTCTACCGTCCCGAGCGGGAGATCGGTGACATGGTTGTGGCCATGCGCAAGGCAGGCCGGTCCTTCACGGACATCTGCCTGCACCTGTGCAAGAAGGAACTGCGCAAGCCACCCAACAAGAAGGGTGTCATGGGGTACTACGGCCTGACAGACACAGTTGCTCTGCATCGGGCAGCGTCAGCTGGATACCCAAGGATCCGGCCAAGACTTTCGCAAGCGCAGTGGCGCGACGAGATGCAGCGCGTAGAGAAATCTCATGCGACTCAGCCAGCGCTCTGAGTGTCTTGCCGTTGATGAACCTGTCGGTGGCTAGCTCCTGCTCCCACTCTGGGAGATCAGCGATTGCCAGCCGGATGTGGTCAACGTGATCGAACTCTGGCAGCAGGTCAGCCGCCTCCTCCAGCGTGATGCGGATCTCCCCTGGCTGGCGGGCTAGCTTCTTAATCGCCTTGTACATGGCGTTGAGTACAGCCCTGGCGAAGTATGCCTTGGGGTAGGGCAGTCTCTTAGGGTCATAGGTTCGGGCAGCTTTGACCAGCGCCAGATACCCTTCGCTTTGCAGGTCTTCGACCAGCACAGACCGCTGCCAACCGGGCCGGTTCTGCAGGAAATACTTTGCGAGTATGGCCGCGAGCGGCATGTACTCAACGACCAGGCGTTGACGCTTGGCTGAGAGCTTCAATCGTTTTGTCATGCGCGTTCAGACGAACCTCATGTTCCTCAATGGTCTGGCGCAGTTCGTCTAGCATGCGCGGCAATGACTCCACGCTACTGGCAATGACCGCAACCTTGGCATGCAGGCTGAATGCCCACGGGACTACCGCTGCGGCAACCGAAATGCCCAGCATCCACAACTCTGTCTCAGGCGACATCTGTTCCCCTCACCATGGCGATTAACATGAGTCCCGCGTACGGGTGTAGCTGCCCTTCCTCAACGTGGAGTTTGATCATCCGCGTTGCTTTGAAGGCGTCGGCTTCGGGGTATCTGTACATGTGGGTGTGCCCGTTGTATCGGGCTAAGACTTCAAAGCTGAGTTCGCTTCCAGTCTCAGGTGCTCTAGGCTTGTTGGGTGTTCGCTGAAAATCCATTTGGCTAGCCATGCACTGATGAGGTTGATGATGATGGGGAGGACGATCAGCAGCAGGACCGATCCGCATTCCTGGTGACGGGCGCGGAACTCACTGCGGATCTGCTTCTTCCATGCGCGCTTGTCGGGATTGGCAGTGGCGATTGCGATCAGCGCCACCTCCTCGCCGTGCTTGGACATGCGAGCAGCACCAGTCTCTTCCGCACACCGCAATGCTATTTGCTGGGCAAGCATGTCTTGCATTCCTTAGAGGGGACAAGCACAGACTTGGTCTTACATGCGCACCCAGGCGGGCACGCGCAGTCGGTCACATGCCCATCGCCGTGCGTGATCTTGCCGTTCTTGCACAGCCCGCAGCACTTGGACTTGGGTGCAACGTAGGTGGTGACAACGTACGCTGCCTCCACTGCTACCCGCTCAGGGAATGTGGGCACAGGGAACAGCAGCGAGAAGATGAGACTGATCATGTTTGCAGTAGTCCGATGGTGCCGTAGTCGGGCAGCTTCTGAGGGGGGAAGCCATCCACATTGCCGTAGGCGTAGCAGTCGCCGCCGCGGATGCAGACCTCCCAGTCTTCAGCCTTGGTGACGATCATCCCTGGCACCCACGGTGGCAGGTAGGTTGGCCATTCTTTGGGAGGCTGGTTCCACGCACCCCAGGAATTCTGGATGAAGAACACATCGAACGGCCAGAACTTGCGAGTGAAGTCCATGCCGACCGTGGCCATCGCGTGCGACCAGCCTCCTGCCGTGCGCGGATGGATGTGGTCTTTGCTGGGGTGCTGCGACCAAGAGGCGAACTGCCCCGATGCTATCGCGTATCCGTTGAACAAGGCATCGACCGCATCGCTCATCCGGGTCAGCTGGCGGATGACACCGACCTTATTGCTGCGGCACAGGGACTTCACTTCTTCCGGCACACCGCCACTGCCCCACCGCGTACCGATGCTGCTGTTGTATTTCGCAAGATCAACCGCGTCGTATTTCTTACGCAACAAGAAGCCAGTTTCGTTGACGAACATCGCCGCGCGGGCCGGGGACATGCCTTCTCCCGCGTGCCCACGCGCACCGTACGTAGGTTCCGTTGCGCTTCGGACGACAAAACTTTCCGGCCGGTTCTCAATGCAGATTTGCGTGGCCCTGGTCGTATCGATAGCGTTGCGCGAGCAGTGGGAAGTGCAGTCGCCAGTCGTCTGAACCTCAGTGAAAGACAGGGGGTCTAGCTTCTGCGTGTACGCCCACAGAGCGGCACGCTGGCCTTCCCCGCTGCCCATTGTGTTCGGCTCATAATAAACCGACTGCCTCTGGGATTCACCAAACAGGCCACGCTCACGCGCACTGTCGATGTAGCCCTGCAGCCCAGCATCGTACGCCGCTAGCGGCTGGAACACGTTGTCTTTTTCGTCAGCCACAGCATGCCTCCTGAGAAGTAGCTCTCAGATAGTTTGCTGCCATTTCCAAGACAGCAGGATTGTCCTTCGCACTGCCGAGCAGCCGGTTGCACAGGTTGCAGAGTGTGCCTCGCACTACACCAGTAGCGTGGCAGTGATCGATGTTGCGTTCACTTGCGTTAGAGAAAGCCGCTCCGCATATGTCGCAGGCTTCTACGCTGCACATGTCTCGCACTTCTTCCAATGTCAGTGCATAGGTGTGAGCGCGGTTGCGGATGCTTGTGCAGTCCTTGCATTCCTTTCGGATGCCGGACGCTCGCTTGGTTGCGCGAGGGAATTCCGATGCTGGCTTTTCCGCGCCGCAGTCGCTACAAACCTGGGACACAACAGACACTTCGTAATGCACGGCAGACTTGCGTGCATTTGTGCAGAGCTTGCACTCGCTTTGCAGGCCGCTGCTCTTGTGCTTTGCTCTGTTGAAATCGCTTGCCGACTTTCGCTGCTTGCAATTTCTGCACGTTTGCTCTGTCACGTTTACGCAAATGTTCTTGGCAGCCGACTTGTAATTGCGACATCTTTTGCAAGACGGCTGGTAGCCATTGCGGCACGGGCTGTATTCAGTCAGCGGCTTTGTGATGCCGCAGACTGTGCAAGACTTCTCACTCACTTTGTTTCGCCACCTCCCGGCATGCGGCTGCGATCTGGTTCACTAGCGAGGGGCTAAGTGGTGCATCATCCAGAGGGAACTTGTCGGCCATCACCTTCTCAACGGCAACGTCCAGGCCAGCGTACTTGCCGCGCATGTCAGCAGCGGCCAGCTTCAGCGTGTTGATGTGCAGCTGCCGCCACATACCCACGGTGCTGATGAGGTTGCCGTTGTCCTTCTCGGTCACATCGGCAAGGGACAGGTAGATACCCTTGAGGTGCGAGCGGTCTGATCGGCTGGCCCCGGCCATCGCAGTAGCGACTGGGCCTTCGGCTTTCTTGGGAGAGGGGATGAACGTCAGGGCGGCGACAACTATGGCGACGATCACTGGGATGTTCTTCATGCCTTCACCTTCAGCAGTGCTTGGAGGAGGGCGTTGCATGCGCTGACGACAGAGGCGTCTTCGCTCGCCTCCTTCACGGCGACGATGGATTCGATCTGCTTCATGATCGACGGCTTGCCCTTGTTGCTGACAGGCAGCTTGATTGCATTGAGTGGGAGGTAGGTGAGTACCACTGCAACTGCCACCGCAACGAGGGCGAGAATCTGTACAGTCGTCATAGGATCTTGGCTCCCGGGATAAAGATCGTCACTCCATTAATGTTTGCCTGCATGGAGTAGGTCATCAGCTTGTGCGGATCGACTAGCCCCCAGCCGTAGACGTTGTCCCGGCCTTGCTCGCCAACGTCCTTGCATGTGGTGGACAGCGCCTTCATCACATCGGCATGGTTCACCGTGCGATCCAGCTTGTGCTGCGCCGAGATGTACAGCGCCAGTACACCGGAGACGAACGGCGCGGCCATGCTTGTCCCGCTCACCGTGGCGTAGCCATCGGACAACCATGTGCTGGTGATGTCCTGCCCTGGTGCGGCGACGGCAATCTCTTTCCCACGGCTGGAGAACTCACACGCTGCGCCGTGGCTATCGACTGCGCCAACAGCGACCGTCTCTTGGTAGGCGGCGGGGTAGTTCACAGACCCACCGTCGTTGCCTGCGGCGCACACCACCACAATGCCAGCAGCGTGAGCTTCACGCAGTGCGCTATGAACACCATCGTCCGTGCGACTGGAACCCAAGGACATGGAGATGATCTGCACCTTGGCTTCGATGGCATGACGCACAGCCTGCGCCACCCACTCGTTGCTTCCCATCCCGCTGTGTCCAAGGACTTTGAGGGAGAGGATTCGGGAGGCGGGAGCGATGCCCTTAGCCAGCCCGCCGCGCGCAGCAATGATCCCGCTCACATGCGTACCGTGCCCAAGCGTGTCATGCGGGTCCGAGTCGGATGTGAAGTTGCGGTAGTCAACCACCGCCTCGTCCAAGGCATGGTGCTTGGCAACGCCACTGTCGATGACGGCCACCGTCACGCCTTCGCCCTGTGACTTCTGCCACAGAGAGGGGATCCCGTAAGAGCAGACACCCCAGTCCACTCCATGCTGGAGGGCGCGAGGGGCATCTAGGTTGACCCGATAGGGTGGGAGGTGGACGAACCCGCTCACTCTGCCTTGCCTGCAGCCAGTGCTTTAAGGATTGAGATGACGATGGGCAGGATCACATCGATGAGTAGCTTCCAGTCCACGCTCAGGGCGGCGCACTCAGCACCCGCCTCAAAGACCAGGGCTTCGTAGTCCTGCTCTTCGTACTCCGCGTCATGGAAGCGGTGCGTGGTCAGCGCCTTGGGGCCAACAGCCTGCGCCTCCAAGATCGGGATCAGCACCCGGGCAATCGAATCGACCAGCGCCCACTGCTCCCCGTAGGGGAGATCCTTGCGCCAAGCCTTGGCGATCTCTACCACCTTGACCAGCGCCGCTTGGTGGGCAAGCAGGAACTTAACTACCTTCAGATTGACCATGAGCCTCTCCCGTAGTGTCATTGATTGCGATTGCCACAATGGCGTGGCCCGCGATGTCGGCCAGCGTTTCCCTAATAGCTAGTGTCCGATCTGTGCCGATCATCCCCCGGAGGCGGCGGCACTTCTCCCCGATCCTGGCCAGCTGGTAGACCCACGGTTCGATACCGTCCTCTGCAACGCCTAGCGCGTTCTCTAGCGGGCTTTCCTCCGCACACCCGTAGTACCCCCGCTTCCTGCTCAGGAGCCGCCATAGCTCAACGCAGATGGGTAGGTAGGGGTCGTCGGGGGATACGGCCAGAGCCTCACCAAGTGCGCTCTCGGCAAGCCTTAACGAGTCGGCCGTATTCGGCCCAGAAACTGGGATGGTGGTAGGGGTCATCGTTATCAATCTCCTCCTCGTCCAACAGGAATGCGGTGCGGGCATGCGCCCACTCCTCGCAGAAAGTCTCAACCAGTGCGTCCCGATCCAGGCTGTCCCGCAGAGCGATCACCCCGCGGTCGGCGTCGTCGCTCAGCAGGAAATACCCCAGGTGATCCGGCATCTGTGCCGCCGACCTGACGCACACTCTGAGCGGGAACGTGCAGGGGAAGCGTTCCTCTGCCCACCTCTTCAGTTTGCGGGCCAGCGCCCGCCTCCAGCAGGAACTTCGGGGCATCGGACAACTCCATGATCAGTAGCCAGGGCTGGTTGTTACGCCGGTGCAGGACGACAGGGCATTTCCCCCGTGCATCCCGGCGGGCTTGCGCCAACCAGTCGTATGGGTTCCCCCGCTCAGTTCGCTTCACCTCAAGATGAATGCCCGGGTAGTCACTGATCACATCCGGGGAGTCAGTTCCCCCGGCAAATTGCTGGCCCCGGCGGGCCTTGCCGCCCATCACATGCGCCCAAACTTTGGACGCCTCAAGCTCCCCACGGCAACCTTTGGCACGGGACTGGGTCATTTTTGATACCTCGCCAGAAGGCCGTTGGAGTGGCGGGATTCCACCAGCGTGAGCATCGGGAACTGTTCTGTCAGTAGCTTGATGGCATCCATGCCAACCTTCAGCTTGTCGATGGACTTCTCGTTCTGACTGATCCACCGGCCCAGCCTGCCGCCCATGTTCAAATCGGTGGTGGCACCGGCTGGCTCCCAGTAAATGAGGAACGTGTAGCTGGCAGTGCGGATCATTGTGCCTGTGTTCATGGTGATCTTGCCGTCCATGAGGTGATGTTCTGCTGGCGTTCGCGGGTGTAGTAATCCGGCAGCGGTTCCGGGTCGTAGCCCAAGTGCTTCTTGTGCTTTAGAGATGCAAGAAACGCTGGGTCATAGTTATCTGGGTCGCACTCTTCTTTAACGCCTAGAAGTATACGCTTGTCCAGGTCAGGGCGTCCACTGTAAATCTTGCCGCCGTGGTACACGCCATGGCAGTGCGAGCAGAGGCGCAGGTAATTGCGGATGTCATGCTTGCGACCGGCACCACCAATGATGTGGTGAACCTCCAGGCTGCGGCGACCGTCAGACTCAGGCCACCAGCACACGGCACAGCAGCGGTGCAGTTCAACCCACGCTAGCAATTCCTTTTGCTCAGCCTTATTCATTCCGCAGAGTATAAGGCTGTGCATCTGCCAGCGCAACCGACTCTCGGATCCACAATTCCATGTCGTATCTCTCTGGATGGCACAAGGAACACAACTGTGTCATCGGTTCCGCTGTGACTTTGTAGGTCTTCTGGCTTTGCACAAGGCTCGTAGCCCACATGCGGCACACCGTATCCTCTCCGGTCCACAGATGGGACTTGCCATTCACGGACCCAAGACTGTTACACCGGACCAAGAATCCCTTTCGCTTCGGCAGACTACGCTTATCCATATAACCCCCTGTCTGTTTCGGTACGGAAAACTGCACCGACTCCCTGGAAAATCCCGAAAGGAAAATTCCAAGGAGTCAGCAAAAGCCTGTTTACGGTTGGAGCCACAGACCTCTACCCTAAGTGTGACCTTTGATAACGCAGTTCCCTTAGTTCAACCCTGCCACTGCGCTGCGATTGGCTCATGCCTCGGTGGACGCGGAGTCGTCAGACGAACCACCTTTACCGCAGAGAAACACATCGAACCGCGTGATTGCCTGTCGGCGCGTCTACGCGGGGTTGCCCCCTCTTCGCCATTCCATGGCAGCGGCTAGCCTTGCACAGCTAGCCTTCGGCGGGGGGCCGATCTTCATACCGTGTGCCCATCCAGGGGCTATGTGTGTGCGGAGTTATTTACTAGCCATCATCCAGAGTCCAACATTGGCAGCGGCGTAGGCAGCGTAAGTGATTGCCATGCCTACGTTTCCGTGAAGCCCCTGTTCAAAGGACACATACAAGTAGATCACACCCGTCATTATGATTAGTGTCCCGCTCATCGCCTCTCCAGTGCGGCCTTCAGTCGGGCGATGATATTCGATTGAACCTTAGCTCGCCACCGAGTTGATGCCAATTCTTTTCTCACCTCTTGGGCCAGCCGATCTGGCAGTGCCTGCAACCGCATGTCGATGCTGAGCGGAGTGTCGGGCATCCAGTGGGTAATTGGGGCCGCGCCCTTCTCCACCAAGAATTCACCGTCGAAGTCGCAGTAGTACCACATGGCTCCGTCCGGCCGTGCTACGTAGCGCCCCGCCCTTGGCGGCAGCTGCTCTGCCACCGGGATCCACTCCTCCTGCGGCTCGCCGTTGACGCAGCGGTCATGCAGGTCTTGGCACTCACCCACCAAGACGCCGATGGATTCGCCGTCCAGCTTCCGGCCTTTTCGCAGGCGTTGGATCTCAACTGCGGCTTCCATCACCAGCGGTCGGGCAGCGTCCATCAATGCGAAGTGTGAGGCTGCAAGCAAACGGTCAACGATGTCGCTCATGCCAGTCGCTCCCACAAAACGTAGGCCAGCATGGCGGCGCAGCCCAAGTAGAACAGCGTGTGCATCTGACGCTCGGTCATGGTGTCACTTTCTGGAATACGGAAAGCAGGGTTTTTGGTAGACCGGAACCCAGCAAAACCGGGATGCGATCACCAGTAGCGGACGCAGGCGAACCAGCCGCGCGCACCGCGGGACACGGCGACTTCCTTCACCTTCCGCTGGCCCCAGTAGCATGAGGCGCGGCAGGCGGCGTCCCCGCTGACGGTGGAGAAGCCGATCCCTTCGTATCCCTGGCCACCCCGGTGTCGGAGGATGCCGGTGCGGGCCATCTCGTTGGCATCGTCCTGAGCGGAGCGGGTGACGGTCACCGTCCGCGTGCGGGTGTCGGCTTGGGCTACGCTGGCCACACACAAGATGAAGCAAACTGTAAGAAAACGCATAGTCGAATCCTTTCGTTACGAACCATCCATGACCAACACCGTGTTGGTCGTACTATTCGGGAGACGCCTCCCGTTTGGCAAAGTCCCGGGCAGCGTCTGGATCGAACTGCCCAGGGAATGTGAAGTCCAACCAGCTTGGGTAATGACGCAAAAGCCGCCTCGCCTCGGCCCTGACATCCTTGGGTATCCGCTTCAGCCCGCCACCGTATGGGGTGGCAAGCCGTAGCAGGAACCGCTGGGCAGACAGGACGCTGCGAGTGCGTTCGTTGGGTAGGGTCATTAGTTGTTGCTGAAACCAGGGAGCGCCCGCTCGCAGGCGTGTCGAATGCAGGTGTCGATGTACCCGATGAGGCGACGGCAGTCTGCCGCTTCAGTGAGGTGGCTATTCATCTCCTCTTCATAGTCGTCGTCATCTTCGTACTCAGCGGCAAGGTCTTCGCAGCAGTCCGCAGACTGCTCTAGCAGAGCCACCAGCTTTTCCAGTTCTTCGCCATCAAGTTCAATGTTAATAATCATGTCCACCTCGGGTAAATAATAACACCATTAGTACGACTGCCGTTCATCACTTCCACCGCGACGATGCGGGGGAAAGCCTTGGTCATCATCTCTGCCGTGTCGATCATCGCTTGGGTATCAATCACCTGCCGGTTGGCTTGCACGTAGGCGTTGATCTCAACGTAGTCTTCTTGGTCAATCGGCCCGCTCTTATCACGCTCCACCCATGTGCGGATGTTGGTGCTGAGCGTGCGGAACGCCAGGATGTTTTCGTACAACCGCTGCGGCTTGGAGAACATTGGGAGAAAGCTCATGCCTCACCCCACATTCCGATCAGCTTTGCCTGGAGCCTTGCGACCTCGGCCTCTAGCAGACGGATCCGACTTATCAATTGTTTCACTGTCTCCTCCTCCTTGGACAAAGATTCCTGTGTCACCGTCAACCATCTCCAGTAATTGATGTGGGTACAAAAGTGTGACAAGTTCCTCCGCGGCGCGCAAATGACTTTTTGGTGCGACGAGGGTGGGCACCTCATGCCCGCGGCCCCGGTCGAACACAACCTGCTCAGTCCATGTCTCATCCCTATCTAACGCCGACAGCCACACCCACTTGCCGGTGGGCTTCGACTTATAGATGTAGGCAAAGTGCCGTAGGTTCTCACGTGCCATCCCGTGCAGGTCATCAACGAACACCGTGTCGTAGGGGTAGTCCTCTGGACAGGTGAACGAGATGGACCGCTCCTTGATCTCCAGACTCAGCATCACCACTGCGTCGGGTGTCTCGCAGTGATCCTTGTTCTTGTTGTGACCCGTGATCACCAGCTTGCGACCATGAGCCGCCGACCGGCCAGCGGAGCGCAGGTCATCGACCCACGCACGCTCGGCGCGGTGGCCATTACTCAACGCGGATTTGAATGAACGATGCGGCACGTGGCCTCCATGCAAAAGCTTTGATGCCAGGGGAAGGTTTCCTTTCCATCCCCCTTGTGCTGCGAACCTCCAAGGCTCGCTGCAGGATCTCCGCTGGCGCGGGGTCGAAGGGCTTCAGACCCTCGTCGTACCACTCCAGTTTGGGCGCAATCGGCTCGGCCTCGCGGATCAAAGCGGTACGGCGGCGCACATCGGCCGACCACGCCGCGCTCTCCCCGAAGACTTCACCAACGTCGCGGTCATCGAAGCCGGGGTCCAGCTGGCAGATGACGGCGAGCCGCTCACGGCTGGGCACCTTGCCGAAAGCCTTCATCATCCTCACCACACCCCGGCAGACCTCGGGTTCAAGACCCAGTTGCTTGGCGACCCGAACCACCGGCTCTTGGTTGACGACCACGCGGTGCCACAGCTGACCGGCGAAAGCCAATGGGTGCGTTGAGCCAAGACCACAGTCGCCGCCAGAAATTAACTTTACGATGTTCATCCGAACCTCCTTGTGTAAACGCATGCTCCGGTGGGAACGCATGCGGGACATCGAACCTCCAGAGAATCTCCGATACCGTCTCATCAACTAACAAATCTTTCTGATCGTCCATGGCGTCTCCCCAATTCTTTGCGGAACATTGACTTGATCCAGCCGTTGAGCTTGTCGTTGCCAGCCGCCCATTGAACGTAGTGATCGGGCAGCTCGCACAGTTTGAATCCGGCGTACTTCCCCTTAAGCGGGTTGTTGTAAGTGCCCACTGAGCGAACACCCTTCCATGTAATATCAACGTCCTTACCGTGGATGCGGCCCTCGCCCCGGCCGTGGGTGTTGCGGCGCATCTCTTCGATCAGCTTGGCGTTGGCGATCTTCTCGGCCTTCTTCGCAGCCTCTGCCGCGGCGAGGTCGTCTATTTCTTTCTGCGTGAGTGGAGACTGCGCCGCTGCTTTACGCACCGCTTCTTTGACTTCCGCGTCTTCGCTGGTGCAGAACATGTCCACACTTGTGATGACCGTGTGATCCAGAGTTCCTGCTGTGCAGTCAACAATTTTGAAATAGGGCTTATCCGAACGCTGGATAGCAGCAATTCTGTCGTCAGCTGTGAGAAGGCCCGGGTCGTCAACAACTCCGGGGAGAGGACGAGTGGCTCTACCAACGCACTGAAGCCAGAAACTTCTGGAGCGGGTTGGTCGGGCAAGGATGAGGGTTGCGGTCGGTGGGTAATCGAATCCCACGGCGACGACTTGGCAGTTGACGAGGACTCTGGCTTGTCGGGACTTGAAGGCTGCAAGTGCATCGGCTCGCTCCTCGTCAGGCATGGTGCCCCAGACACAGACGGCGGGGATGCCGTAGTTGTGGTTTAAGAAATGACAGCCACCCTTGGCTGCGAACACACTGCCGGTGAAGAGGACCGTCTGTCCCTCCATCTCTTCGGCGGTGATCATGCAGGCGCGGTGCAAGTTGGCTTCCTTGTTCAGTTCAGCCGCGAGCTTCGTCTGGTTGAAGTCGCCGCCGACAATGTTGACCTTGCTCAGATCCAGTGACTCAACCTTGCTCAGCTTGCAAACAGGGGGAACTGACCATCCGTTGGCGATGGCCCACTGGAGGTCGTAGTTGCAGACGGACTCTTCGTAGAACTGCATGCGTTACTCCTTAGCATTGGCTTACCGTCCATCCGAAACGGTGTGGCCGTGAACCCAGCGACCATTGCTCCTTGGCCCTGGAAGAACTTCAACATCTCTATGACGGCTTCGCTGCACTGCATGTGTGCCTCGTCAACTATGACGAGCGAGAAGCCTTGGAATCGCTTGTATCTCTTCTCGCCCTGACGGCTGGACAGCAGCGTCTGCTTCGATGCGACCACCACCTTGGCGGGCCAGTAGTCCCGCTCGGCAACGAAGTCGGCCATCTCAATGTCGGGGTCGGAGTCGGTGACCTGACGCACCTTGTCAGCGGCCTGCCATACCAACTCACGCATCGGGGCGATGATCAGCGTGCGACCTTGGATGCGATCCGCGAGGGCCGTGAAGATCACCGTCTTGCCCGCGCCGGTGAACAGGCCAACGAGCGTGGACTTCACACCGCGGCGCATTGCGTCCAGCAGCGATTCGATCACTTCAGTTTGGTAGGCGCGCAGTCTGAGCATGAAACGTCCTTGTGTATGAAGAAGCCCGGGGGAGGGCGGGTCGGAGGTTCCCGCCCTCAACCCCAGGCGGCGCGGAGCAGCGCGCCTTCTAGCGGAACTCTGAAACGAACTCTTCTTCGCGGGCACTGTCCTTCTTCCCGCCAACAAGCTGGATGCCTTTGACGTTGAGGACAACCTTGCTCCTCTTCTGGCCGTCACGCTCCCAGACCTGCTGATCAAGCTCGCCTTCGACAAGGACAGAGGTGCCCTTGTTGAGGTAGTTGACGACAGCGCCACCCTTCCAGTATTCGCAATCCATGAACAAGACCTTGCCCTCGCGGTAAGGGTTGTTCACGGCCACGCTGAACTTCACAACATCCTTCTCGCCAACGCGACGAATGTCGGGGTCAGCAGTGATGTTGCCCATGAGAATCGTCCTGTTGTAAAAAGAACTAGCCATTGGTCACTACCTCCTTGGTTTCCCAGCATCGAACAAACTCAGCCTTGCAGCGGTCGTACACATCCCGTGCAATCGCCTTCTCCCGAAGACGCAACTCCACTGTCTTCATCACGTTGACCGCAGTGCCACGGTCTTCCGCGTCTGCGATGGTCTTCTTCCACTCCTGCTCCCACTGCAGGTTGCGAGCGGAAGCATTCGGCTTAGGCGATGTGCGCTGCGGAGCGGACTCCACCTTCACACTGTCACCGTCGTCATCGGCCTCGCCAGAGAATCCTCCGGTGAGTGCCATCAACAGGGTCCGCTTGGCGTAGGTCATCGCCGCACCGAACCCCTGCATGTCACCTTTGGGGTTCACCAGCGGCGAGATGCCGGTGATGTATTGCCCAGTCTTGTGACGCAAGGTTCCGACCAGCACCCACTGGCCAGCAACCAGCCCCGGCCGGAAGTCCGGCAAGGCCAAGCCGTGCTTGGTCAACGGGCCACGCAACGAATCGCAGCAAGTGGCGTAGGACGAGAACCTGCTTTTGAAGTGCGGGTTCGCAGCGTCCAACTCAACGTGCTTGTACTCAGCCTGTGCCTTGGCCAGTGCCTCTGTGAGTGCGCTGGTATCGGGCGACGAGCTTGGTCCCAGGATGTCATGGCTATCGGTCATACTGTGATTACCTCCTCCTCTTGACGCTTCGCCCAGGCGGGGAACTGAAGCTCCGTGATCTCGCCCGCATCAGCGGACTCATACACGCCAGTCTCCCGGCGAAGGCGAACCTCCTCCATCACGCGGGTCATACGCAGGCCCGCCTCCTCAACGATCTCCGTTGGCAGATAGAAAACGTGGACACCGTACGGGGCCATCGTCTGGACGAAGACGAACGGCATGCGGAAGTGCGGCAGGCCCACAGCCTTGGCACCTTGGCAGTACAGCCATTCCTGCTCCGCGTATCCGAAGTCCATCGCACTGCGGTAGACCTTGTCCCAAGTGGACGAGGTCGTCTTCAGATCCCACCACAGCGTTGGTGTGCAGCCGTCCGGTCGCACCTTGCAGCGGTGGCCGTTCAGTTCAAAGAACACCGACACCTGAGTCTCAGTGGTCTGCTCCACCAGAGCCTTGGCGGCAGGGTTCTCAAGGAGATGAGTCAACATCACCTCCAGCTGCCATCCCTCTTCCGCGTTGCAGTCGATCAACCCCTTGGCCTCGGCCTGCGACTTCCACTCGTCGTAGGCTTTCCCCCGGCGGTGGCCGTTGCTGGCCAGCACCTCGGCGGGAGGGATGGCGAGAACGTCACTCAACTTCTTTCCCTCACAGACAGCCGTGACGATGGTGTCAAACTTGCTGCCCGTGCGGGTTCCGGCGTTCCCCCCAAAGAGGGAGTAGCCGTGATCCATCCACCGCTGCGCCTCGCCGCCGTACTTGGCGACCGAGTGCAGGTAGGACCGGCCAAGAAAATCGTTCTGAGAGTGGTAGTCGGCATTGCTCATGCCCACAACCTTCCGTGGCAAAGTAGTCATCCGTACACCTCCTAGTGAAAAGCCCCATCCGTGGGGCGAAGCGACTCCCTCCGAAGACCGCGGCGGAACAAAACCGCCGCTCGGCCCAACTGTCCAAGTGCGAGGAACGTGAGCAGAGTGCCCACGCCGTGAAGAAAAATGACGATCACCAGCAGGGCTAGGACCGCACCCCGTATGATTCGGGAGATCCACCCCGAAGGGGGGACGCTTCGACCGACTCTATCCAATTGAGCTAGGGGTGCCATGTGGTCCGTCAGTATAGCAGAGGGCTTGTGGATTCCAATGGAGGGGGTAGTCTCACCCCCCTCACCCAGATCCACAAAATTTCCGATAACAACATGACTGTGCGACAGTTCGCGGAGGCTTACGCCCTCCAATCGGGGGCTAGCCCCGGATACCGTGAGCAACTCATTGTGATGGCAAAGCGGCTCCCTTGGGGGGTGGCCGACTTGACCGTCGCCAACATCGATGCGTACCTGACGAATGCTCTCGGTCATCTCGCCGCCTCCACGGTTCACAACCATCGCCGGATGCTGTCCACCCTGCGACGAGCCGCCCTGCGCGACGGCCTGTTGGTGGACGATTGTACACGCCCGATCCGCCGTGTCAAGCACACCTTGCCGATGGTCCGCGCTTGGACCCATGACGAAATGCGTCACCTGCTTGCGGTGGCCTCTGAGATGCCGGGGGGTACGCTGTACTGCCCGCACCGAATCCTGCTGCCCGCATGGATTTTGGTGGGCTACAGCAGCGGGCTGCGGCTCGGGGATCTGCTGGCCATTACCTACGACTCCCTTCGCGGGGATCGTCTGGCTACGGTTCTGCAGAAAACTCGCCAGCAACATGTCGTCGTCCTTGACGGGAATGCCTTGGAATCCATTCGCTCCCTGCCCCGTCGCGGCCCGAAGATTTTCGGGGGACTGGTCGGAAGGAGCCGGATCATAGTGGCCATGCGCTCACTGGTCAAGCGCGCGGGCCTGACAGGCTCAGGCAAATACCTGCGTAGAAGCAGTGCCACTTACGCTCAATTAGCGGGAATGGACGCCACTGGACACTTAGGTCATTTGACCCCGGGCATGAAACGCCACTACCTAGATCCCGTGATTCTGTCGGATCTTAAGCGGGCGGTCCCCAGCCTAGAACTGGCTGGGCAACCCTAGCATCTGCATCGGGTCCATGCCTGCCTGCGCCTTCTTCTTGTCCCGGGCACGCTTGGCGGCTTCGTTCTGGATAATCTTGTAGAGCAGGTACATGTCCCGCTGCTCCCTGGGCATGGATCGCACCACATCCTCTGGGACAGTTAGGTTTTCGTAGGTGCGGACGCCGGGGGTGGTGGACAGGAGTTTGTTCAGCATGTCCCGGGCGGCAAGCTGCTTGGTCCGCTCGCTGTCAACGTCCGTGAGCTTGAAGCCAGCGAGCAAGTTGATTGCTGCCTTGGCGTAGCGATCCGTTGGGTCCAGTCGCTCGTCCCGCAGCTGGCGCATGGTGCCTAGCGCGCGGGATCCGAACGGCACAAGGTTGGTGATCGCATTCTCCAGCGGTCGCCCAATCGGCCCGATGTCCTGCTCAAGCGTGGAGTAGAGGTCCGACAACTGACGACCGCTATACAGCTGCCGGTTGGTTGTGGACTCAATGAGGTACTTCGCCAGCGGGTTCAGCTGGCCAGCGAAGTTCATCCCGGTCTTCTGAATGGAGTCCATCACGCGAGCGGTGGTTGTAGCCCCAACGCCCGGGGTGAACATGTTAAGCGTTGACTCAAACGGCAGATCGATATTTGTCACGTACCGAGTCAGGCCGTCCTTCGGCTGCAGCGGGAAGTCGGCTGGCAGGGGGATGGCAGCAGACTGACGAAGGTGTTCTGGGACAAAGTTCTCTTCGCTCGGCTCGGACCCTCTTGTCACCGCTCGGATAAGTTTGCCCTGCAAACCACCGGGTTGGTACAGAAAGTTTTCAGCAATGGAGGGAAGGATGCCTTTCTGGAAACTATAGAAGGGCACCGCGCGCTTCATCACGTTCCGCTCAAAGGATGTGAAAGCGGACGGGCTATAGTCCACCTGACTCATGCGGGTCAGGTCAGCTGCCTGCCCAGGATCGACACCCTTGCGGACTTGGTTGAGGAACGTGCCGGTGCGGAGGGCATCTTCGACTGAGTTGCCCACAGCGTCATTGAGAACAAGCAGCGGGTTGGTCTGCCGGTTCAGCGGGTTGCGAGTCAGGCCCACCCCACGCATGGAGAAGAAGTCGCTTGCCCGATTCAGAAAACCCCGGCGGTTTGCCGGGAGCATTCGGTCCAGCAACCCATCGCCCGTGTTCGCTCCCGTGTACATCCCCTTAATGGACTGCTCGGGGAGGTTGGATACATCGTCTACAAGGTTGCCGCTGCCGATGCGGTTCTGCCCTGTCATGTCCAAGAAGGTGTCAATGCGCTCTTGCGGACTCATGCCGACAAAACCGGGAGCGTTTTCCAAGCGGGCGGCGATTGCAGAGTAGTCGCCGTTGCTTGCTCGCAGACCAGCGAGGAAGTCCATCGGGTTGCCCGCCCCGTGGGTCGCCGCGTTGATCAGTCCGCTGTAGCTATTGCGCACATGGAATGCGGGGGATGCAAGGGCACCACCCTTAAACGCAGCCGTGAACTGATCCAGTGCGCCAAGCAGTCCCTTCTCAGGGAGGCTGGCGCGGGACGGGGATGCGAGCGTCTGAAGCGAATCCATCAGTCGCTCGGGCACGGAGAAGTTGGCAACGTCCCGGCCAGTGCGGGCCTGCCACATCCGCCGGAAGTTGTCGGGGTCAAAGTTCAACCTGCGGGCGGCTTCCTCCAATGGCACCACTGCACCACCGACTACGTTCCGCGCGGAGACGTTTTGGACACCGTTCAACAACTGATTGATGACCTGTTCCGTGTTGGCCCGAACGCGGTTCTGGCCAAGCTCATAGGTCATCGCATTCTGCCACGCGGGTGTGTCGAATGCCCCGGTGTTGTTGGCGGCGAACTGCGTGTCCATGCTACGCAGGAACTCAGCAAGGTCGCCTTTGTTCTCCCTCATCGTTCGCACGGCAGGGCGAAGCATTGTCATGCGCTCGGCGGGCGAGGCGGCTTGGTACTCCGCAGTGGCCATGATCCTGTCGGCCTGCCCGCGATACGGTGTGTCCAAGCCAAGCTGAGTAAACGCATCATCTATCAGATAGCGGGAGTCGCGTGCGTTTGCATTCAGTAGGTTCTGCTGCAAGCCTGCGGAGTCAAACGTCCCGCCCCCGGGGAGCGGTCCATTGCCCGTGAGCGCGCGGAAAGTCCTGCGGCCACCTTCGATGTCGGTGTAAGGCTTTCGGCTACGGCCGAAGTTGTCCTCTGTGCCCAAGACAAGCTCGCCCTGCGACCAAGGCTTCTCCACATACGGCGAGGCGTTGGGGCGAATCGGCGCAGCGTCCTGCTCCCACCACTTCAGCTGGCGTGGGAACCAGTTGGTGCCGTGATCACGGCTGTGCCAGCTTGGGCCAGCTAGTCCAAGAGCTTCAGCACGTTGGCGGGCGCGGTCGCCCATGTTGGTGAAGTTGTCTCGGATGTCACGGAACTCAGGTACGTTCTCCAGCACCCAGTCTGCTATCGGATCGCCACTGGTCTTCTGCATCGGGCCGAACTGCCCCTGCCCAAGCAGATCACCTGGAGATTCCACAAAGTCAGCCAGCGCGTTCTGGAGGCGGGTGCTTTGAAAGTTTCGCAAGTCCGCCGGGATCGCCCCCATCGGTGACATGTCCGGCACATTGGCCTGCAACGCACGCCTCTGCATGCGCGTGCGATCCAGCAGCAGAGCTTCGTCCAGCCGCTGGTTGTCAGCGCGGGCGATACGGCTAGCCCACTGGAGGTCGGGATCCAACACCTCGCCGGACGGCTTGTGGAACAACGCCGCGGCCCCGCTGACGACAGGTCCGGTGATCGGGTTGCGCTTGGAAGCCTCGCCAAGAGCGTCCAAGCCTTCCGCAAGAGAATCGCCCAGCTGACCACCGCGGATGTTGAATCCGAGATTGGTGCCGGGGACGCGGAAGTCCATCAGTCCGGCTATCGGCGCATCCAGATCGGCGGGGTCAGCGCCGTACCTCCTTGCCTGCTGCTGGAATCTCTGCAACGCATCCGCGGGATCAGCGGCCTCCGCGATCAACCGGCGTGGCGTCTGGGTGCGGTAATAGGAGCGGATGCCTTGGCCAGCCTCACGCGCCTGCCCGCCAAGCCCGCCCAGCACCTCTTGCGCTGCGGCAGTCTGCGCAGCCGTTGGAGCGAATCCACGGTAGGCGTCGGTGGCCGCATGTCGAAGAAGGCCAGTGTCTCGCACCGCCCTACCCGCGGGTCCAAGAGCGCCCTTGCCAAGGATGGCCAATGGATTGAGGTACGTGAGCGGGTCGGTGACGATCTCGGTCGCCAAGCCGCCAAAGAAGTTGAGCCAGTTATCTTGCCTACCGGCTAGGCCGTACTTGCGGTTAAGGTCACGGCCGCTGATGCGCTCTTCGCTAAAGGGATCACCAGCCAGCAGGCCACGCACCCACGCTCCAGGCGTGTCAAGAACGCCACCAACCATGGCTAGGCCAGATGTTCCAGCCTCTGCGAGAGAGCGGAGCATGCTGCTCCTCTCCTCCTGCGGCATGAGGTCCGCAAGAGTCGGATCATCGCTGGGGATCCCTTCCTGCCCATTCAGCAGGCCATAGGGATCGTATAGATCAAAGAGCGGGGAGCGAGCCATTACGGTGCGGCGGGAGGTGCGTAGGTGGCGTAACGAGGAGTGCCGTGCAAGTAGTACGATGGAACGCTCGCCGTGCCTCTGGCGTTCAATCCGTGATCCTCAACCAGCTTGTGCCTGACAGCAGGATCGGTCACGCCAAGGCGATAGAGGATCGCATCCATTCGCTGAGCGTCGGCTTCCCAAAATCCCGTCCAAGATTTGTTGGCCTGCTTGGCAATAGCAGAAAGCGTTTCGACGGCAGCGGGATTTTCGTACTGCTTGCCAGCAATGTCGCGGACGCCGGGGCCAAAGGCACGCTCGCTAATCGCCAACTGCTGCTCGGTGGCAAGCTGCTTAGCCTTTTCTTCTAATTGCTGTTCAGTGGCTCCTATCTTTTCTGTCAACACGCCAGCGTTAATTCGCGCGGATTCAACTTGTGCATCTGCGGCTAGCTTCTGGCCAGCAACAGTGGCTTCATTGCGCGCCTTATTCTCTTGCATCATCGCTGTGATCTTTGCAAGCTCGGTCGCATGGGCCTGGGCAGCAGCGGTGTTTCCGGCCTGCATCTGTGCCATCATCGCCTCATGCCTCTGATTGGCTTGCGCCATCAAACCCTCATGCCGCATCTTCTCCTCGGCGTTGCGGGCGTTGTACTTCAGTTCTTCAGCAGCGCGGACAGCCTCACGCTCTTCTCTTCCCTCTTGTCGGGCGGCGGAATTGTTTTCCGCAGCGGCGGCTCTAGCGTCTTGCCCTTCGGCGCGGCGAGTCTCCGCTTCCAGCTGAGCGATGGCCATGCGTGGATCGCCGTTGTAGTTGCGATTGCCGGTCATCCGTGATTCGATGACACGCTGCTGTTGCTCTGGGCTAAGCATGCCGAATGCGTTGGACATGTTGGCGCGTGAGTTGGAGCTAGCCAACATCATCTGCGACTTCCACTGCTCCATCCGCGCGTTCTCGTCATCCATGCGCTTCTGGGCCATGGCGGCGCGTGCCTGCATCGGCATCACGTTGTCTTCGGATCGGGCTTCCCCCACACCAGCCCACTCTGGCTGCTGCATGAGTTCTTCGACAGGCGTGCCAGTAGCCTTGGCCGCACGGTACAGCATCCGTTCCCGCCGGTAGTCGTCGGTCTTAATCCGAGCGGCTTGCCGCTGAAACATCGCCTCTTTATCCGCCTCCGATAGAACCGGATCCTCCTCAATCGGAGTAGCGGCACCCTCCAAGCCATCAGACAGCAACTCTGGCGTAATGGGAATGCCGGAACGCCGAAAAGCTTCTAGGCGAGTAAGCCCAGAAATGGGGTCGATTGGCATCTTATCTCCTACCGTGTCTGTGCGTAGTTGCGCTGCTGATCACCCATGGCTTGGAGCCTGCGAACTTCTGCCATCATCTGCTGGGCCTGCGGAACTTCGCCGCCAGCCTTCTGCCGCATCTGGTTCAGTTGGGCGATAAGAGCCTGGGCCTGGATGTGCGGATCCTTGGACCCCTGCGCCTGCTGCGGAGTCATGGCGTTACGGCTCTGATTGCTCAACGCCATGAGCCGATTGATCTCCTGCATCATCTGCTGCGCCTCGGGCACTTCGCCGCCCGCGTCACGCCGCATCTGGTTGAGCTTGGCAATCAACGCCTGCGCTTGGTCGCGCGGGCTGGTGGAGGTTTCAACCGATGGGGCAGGACGACTCTCAGCCGCCAAGTCTGCGGTGCCATCGGTGCTGTCTAGATCGCCAATGGCTTCTGACTGCTTGGAACGCATGCCCGATGGCATCATGTTGTAAGCGGTAGCCCCGGCACCGATCAGGCCAGCACCTGCAGCGGCCTTGGCCCAAGCAGGAATGCCACCCTTGCCAGGAGCAGGAGCAAGTGGAGACGCGGCGGTTGGGGCACGCCCACCCATCACGTTGTCGAACTGGCTGGCAATGTCATCGACTGCCTGCTGGTCACGCATCGCAGTAGGGGCTGGTAGCGCACGCTGCGCTGGGGCCGGTAAACCCCGGCGGGGCGCCATAGTGAGCCGTCCGGCGGGCTGGCCACGGCCATACTGACGAGCAAGATCGTCTGCCGCCTCGTCCAAGCTGCTCTCGGACATGCCGAACATGTTCACATCGTCGCCGGGATTACGGTCCACGGGAACGCCAGCAGTGGTGCCGATGCGGGCCTGCTGCGGGGCCGGGAGTCCGCGCATGGGTGCGGGAATCATAGCGCCGCCTTGGGCGGGAATTGCCACTCCGGGGCCGCGCAGGCGACTGTTAATCAGCGACTGCCGTGCGGCCACTAGGTCGGGAGACATTTCCAAGCGGCTCGCCGCATTCGGAGAGGCCAAGCCTGAAGAAGCGGCCTGCGAAGGATAGTCGAAGCCCAGCCAGTCGTTTGACCGCAACGCCTGCAGATACTGCCTTTGCTCGGGCGAGAACTCCGACATGGCGTCCATCACATCCGCCTCATCGGCGTCGTACGCAACAGGCCAAGAGTCCCGCAGTTCATTGTGCGCGGCAACGCGGTCGCCAGACATGCCGGTGCCGCGCGGCTGACCAACGGGAACACCAGGCCCGCGGACCCCATAGGGGATCAACGAACGGACGCTATCACCGGCAGTGTCACTCCCCATAGGAAGCTGCAGCTGCCGCATGGGCCTGCCAGTGCCGGTCGCCATTTCAGAGACGGCCTTATACACAGCGTCGGGCGACATGTCGGGCGTGATTGCGCCAGCGCGGAGAGCCTTGTTGAGCCATACGGAGTTAATCCCCGTGGCCGCTGTGAGGCTATCAATCCACTGAGCGGGAGTGGCCATTACGATTTCTTCCCCTTCTTCGGAATGTCAGGCATCTCTTCGCCGTCTTCTGGGCCGTCGTCGTCTTCGACCATCGGCGTGTTGGGCTTGCCGTGCATCTCTTCGTCCAGATCGGCAAGGTCGTTCTTCGGGCGTTTGTCGGACTTCTCGTCCTTGCCCAGCTTGGCGATGATCTTCTTTTCCTCTTCGTCGCTAGCGGACAGCAACTGCTTTACCAGCCGCTTCAGTCCGGCCTGCGTCAGGTCGTCCAAGTCAAAGTCAATGCGTGCCATTAGTTAAGCAAGCCCCCAAGTATCGAAGTCGCAAAGTTCATCGCAGAGTTCTGCCGCTGCTGTGCGGCCATCTGGTTGTTGTATTGCTGCTGAAGCAACAGAGACTGAATCGACTGCTGCTGCTCGGCGTCGGCCTGCTGGTTCTGCATGGCGTAGGCGTTGTTGTAGTCCTGCGCCTTTTGCTTAGCGCCGTACGCCTCGGCAATGCCTTGGGCCATCTTCTGCGCGCCCTGCATGCCAGCGTTGCTCACCTGCCCAGCGCCGCGCGACATGCCGCCGCGATCCAGCTGCTTCATCGTCAGGCGTGGATCACCAAGCGAAATCGCGTTGGCGTAGTCGTTGTTGAAGGCGGCGTTAACCCGCTGTTGTGGTATCAATTCGATAGCCCTCGCAAGAGGTTGCCCGCAGGCCCATAGACGCCATCCATTCGCGACTGCATGAGATTGTTGCGCTGGCTCTGCTCAGAAATTTGGTTCTGCAACCCTTGCAGCGCGTACCGTTGGGAGAACTCCTTGGCCTGCTTGCCAAGCTCCGACTGGCGGCGGGCGGTCTCCAAGTCGTTGTTGGCCTGCGACCCCTGCAGGAGCGAGGCGAAAACGTCTTGGTGGCTGGATGGGTACTGGCTATAGGGAGAGATCAAGTGGATGCTCTTGAGGGTCAGAAGATCTGGCGTTGGTTGCGGAACACGCCCATGTTGCCAATGGTGCGGTTAAACAGATCGTTCACACCAGCGACGGATGCGGTGTAGGTTTTCTGGCTATCCTTAAACCCGGAGTTCATGTCAGTCTGAACCGTCCCGATCCGATTGGCCGAATCGGAATACCCGCCAGACAAGGCGTCCAAGAGCGAGCCGGTCGGGATCGCTTGTCCTTCTCGGGGTCGGGACTCTGGGAACTCACGCGCGAAGTTGTAGAACTGATCCATGCCGCGGGATGACGCGCCAAGATTCAGCTTGTTGAAGTCCATCAGAGCGCCGTAGGCATCTCCCACCATCGTACGTGGCATGTTGCGGGCAATGGCTTGGTCGGCATTGAGCGAACCCATACCGGAGTAGTAGTTGTTGTTGAGTGAAGACAACTCCCGGCCGTTGTTGATGTCACCACGCAGGTTTTCCAGCATGCTGAAACCCTCGCCGCCGTATTGGCTAATTGCTGGGGTGGGCGAGCCGCCGGTCTGGCCTCCCGCCAGCCCAGGCAGGGCAGCAGAGACATCGCGGCCGACCTGCATCGCTGCGCCAGACTTGCCAAGTCCCGCCAAAGCGTTGTAACGGCCAACGCCAAGCTGGCTGACCGCGCTCTGGTTGCCGACATTCATATCGGCTAGCGCCTTCTGATAGCCGTTCTGGTTCTGCGCCCACGCCTGCAATCCCTGCCCAGCCACGTTGCCGTAGCTCGCCATGGCAGCTGTGCCAAGATTCGACACCGCAGCCTGACGCGCAGCCTCGGCCGCGGATGCAGCTTGGTTGGTGGCCTGAGCGTTGTTCCACGTATTGCCCAGAGCGTTTGCGATGCCGCCAATACCACCGGCCATGGCGGCGTAGTTCTGGGCGTAGCTGTTCCCAAGGCTGGCAAGCCCTTGGTTGTAGGTGCCGTACCCCTTGTTGTAGGAGTCGTACATCCCGCCAAGGGTCTGACCAAACTGGCCAGGAGCTTGGGCCAGCGCCCCGCCGACAGCGGTAGCGTATTCCTTCGCGGTTTGTCGGCCGAAGGGGGCTAGGAATGTGCCGGTGAAGCCGTTCATGGACATAAGATTCTCCTACTTGTTATTGCCCCTGAGAGTCTGTTTCAGTGCCGACAGGGAAATCGCAGCCAGAATCAAGGCGTATCCAGCGGGTGGGAAAAACCACAAACCCCGCTTTTCAGCCTCTTCTTTGAGCCAGCCACAGATTTCTGGGAGGCGTGTCAAACACACCCGCCCGCCCCAGTCGTCCATCTGTGCAGCCCGCGCGTTACAACTGCACGTAGGGGAGGCAACAATCCCAGCTAGGCGCAGCAGAGCTTTTAGCTCCGTGCCGGGGCCGGTGCTGGCTGGCGGTTCCTCACCGGACGCATAGACGATTGGCTCACCGATGGCAGCTGGCGTGAAGCCTGGGCAAGGGTCAGTCGTAAAAGAAATCTGCACGGCATAGCTGCCAACTTGGTTGTTGGTGCAACTCCCGCTAGTCAGGTTGGGTCGCAGTGCAAGATCTCCGGCCCCTGGTGTGCCTGTGTAGTTGGAGCCAATGTCGAAAACAACGTCTCCAACCCTGCCGATGAGGCGTGCCCTGTTGACCGCTATCACATTGCAAGCATCTGCAGAGGTGCCGGGAACCCCATCCGGGCTTTGCGCCGCTGTGTTTTGAGTAGCGGTAATTGTCACTGTCACCCCGTCAGGAATGGTAATGACTACTTGATTCCAGCCTGCCGGGTCTCCGATAACGACAGAGCGGCTGTACGTGGTGGTTGTGGTGGCTAAACAACCAGACGGCCCACAGCACTTCTCTCCTACCGCACAGCAGTCGTACGCCGCCCCAGTACCGGCGCAAAAGGTGCCGGTCGTACACTTGTCCACGCAGTTCCCGCTAGCGTTATCGCATCGCTGCGACAGCGGGCAGCACGTACCGGCACAACAGGAACGAGGCGCAACGCATGTGAGAACGCAGGAGCCTGAGACGCAAGCGTTGCAGTAGTACGCTTGGCACCCTCCGTGCGGCACTCCTGCTGCGGTCAGAGTGGTGCAGTTACAGGTAGTCTGTGGCGCGTTCAGCACTTTGCCGACAGAGGAGCAGACGCAGGCATTTGAGAGAGTGCATGGTGTGTTGTACGGCGGTGCGGATGTGCATGCGTATTGAGTGCAATCGCCACCAGTGGTGAATGTTCCGAACCGATACACACATTCAGATTGTGAAGTGTCCCTACACACGGACCCATTGCAGCACCGGCCCGTCTCGCAACAGGTACAGGTCATCAGATGCGCGGCCTCAAGTAAACCAGCTGGTCTGCCTTTTGCACTACTGTGATGTCCACTCTCTTTGACTCATACTCTTCATCCAGCAACACCTCGTCGTCCTTCAAAGTCCCTTCCCCCGTAGGCTCCGTGACAGCCACGTAACCATCCAAGGACACCTGCACATCGGTAGTGCCTGCCGTCAATGTGACGGTCGCTCCCGCAGCACTGACCGTGACGGCAGATGTGGTGCTGCCGGTCGTTGGACTGAACGTGCCGCCGTTCACCTTGAGCGACACGGACGAAGACGCAGAAGACTTTGTCAGCGTGATCGTCGGCGTGTTGACGGTCACGGACTTGGACGACCCCGGCGAGACGAGAGTCACGTTCCCGTCCACCTTCCCTTGGCTGGTAATGGACACGCTCGGCGCGCCTGTGAAGACAACGCTCTTGGTCACGCTTGTCGTTGTCAGGACAAGTTTGCAAGAAGCATCCAAATAGCCGCCGGTGGGAATGTCTAGCGTGACCGTTCCTGCCAGCGTTCCAAGCGCACCAGTGGCCGCGATGCCGGTTGGGGTTGCTGAAAACGTACCGCTGGTAGGTATGTCAACGGAAGCCGTCAGCGGGCCGCACGTTGCGTTAGGGTACGTGTCGTAGAAGATTGTGCCGGTCGCCGTGGCGCCCGATAGAGTTCCCCCAGTGATGGTCGGTATCGTTATCGTACCACTGGCTTCGATGGCACTTAGGGTCGCGCTTTCGACGGTCGGGACTTCTACCTGCCCCGTAACCGTAAACTCCCTGTCTACCTCAGTGGTGCCGACCGTTACCGCCTTGTCGTACACGCGGGCGTTGGTGGCGTGTGGCACATCCACCTTGCCGTTAACAGTCACGCTTTTCAGAATGCGGGCGTTGCCGGTAGGGAAATTCTGTTGCTCACCGCCTGGGCCACCGCGAAAAATGACGGTGGTGATGCCGTCGCGCCCGTTGAAGCCATCGCGGCCATCGCGACCTTGGCTGCCAACGTAGGTGTTGTTGATGTATTCAACATTCAGATTGGTAGTGTTGAGGTTCTGGGTGGTAGTGTTGTTGATGTAGGTGTTGTCGAACGTGCTGTTGCCAGCGACATTGAACGTATCGCCGCCGAAGTAGTTGTTGTAGTTGAAGTCTTGGTTGATCGGGAAATTGAACTGGTGACCGTCGTAGTTGTTGGTGTTGGTGGTGTTGGTGTAGGTGTCGCCAGCGACATCAACGAACGTATCTTGGCCAGCGGTAGGAATCAGTCCGGGGTAGTCGGATGTCTTCCACACTCCTTTTCTTGCCAGCCCGCCAGGGCCGGTTGAGGTAGGCGGCTGAAGATTCACAGCGCCGCGGTGCGAGAGCGGTTGCTGGCAGTTGCCAAGAGCCTGCATCAGCTGCCGCAACGCGGCTTCTGGCAGAGCGCCGGAAAGAGCCTGCGCCAGCTGTGGCATGCTTTGTGTAAACACTACTTTGCACCCTCCACAACGACCGCGTGTATAGCAGGTGCATTTGCGGACGAAGACTGTGTGCCAGCAAACGCTATGGCGACATGCCTGTCGGCCCCAGCGGATCGCTCTTCATTGCCGCCGCTGAACATGGCGCGTGCCACACCGCTTGCCTCACCAAGGGCAGAGCGAGTGCGCTTCATGTTCAGAACAGACTCCGCGCCGGGGACGACCGGGACAAATCCATCACCCCGATCACTGGCAACGGCATTCGGCCTTGGGGTGTCGGAGCCGTTGAAGTAGCGGGATAGCGAGAGCGGGGCATCGCCCGTAGTCGGCGTGTACAGCAAGCTCACGGCCTGCCTACTGTCCTCAGTCACTAGCTGCAGATTGCCAGAGCGGAAGCTGTACGGGATGGCAGTGCCATTGTCTGAGTAGCCTGCCATCCGTACGAACCCAGACGCTGCGTACGCAACCCCTTGCTGCCCGCCAATAGCGTATGGTGCCGCGGCCGTCAGTGGCACTGCGTACTGTTCTTCCCACCAAGACTTTGTGGTTAACGAATAGCAGAGCGCACGGGAAGGAGAGGCGTCAGTGGAGTTGCAGTAGAAGAATCGGACAACCTTGGTGGCCAGGTCGGCCCGCACAAAAAACTGGGAGGACTTTGAGAAGTCGATGATGCCGTCGCGCCAGTAGTTGTCCACCGGCAAAGAGATCGGCTGGTCACTCTGGCCTTCAAAGACATACATCCCGTAGCTATCCGCAATGAAAGCCACGCCACCCATCACATCCCAGCAGCGGCTGTTCAGAACCCCGCGGTAGGCCACCAGCATGATGCTTGCATCTAGCACGGGCTGGGCCACGTAGGTCAGCTTGTATAGATGCCTGGACTGGGCGGCGATTAGAGAGGATCCCAGAGGGATGAGAGCTACCACCGCATCAGAGTCGCCCGCGTTTTCTTGGACAACAATCTCATTTTCCAAGGGGATGGATTCCGGCTCGTCCACCTCTGAGAAGTAGAGGCTGTTGGGCTTCTCTCCAGTCGTATCCACGGCCAGCCAGCAGCGGTCTTGGAACATGCACGCCACGGAGAAATTCCCTGGCGGCACACCAAAGCGGCGGGCGTTTAGCTGGCCGCTAGGCAGGGTCACGGGCAGCAGGCCGTAGCCATCGCGCTCAGCGTCTGACAGCTGCTCGTCTGTGAACGTATCCGTGAACGTGCCAGTGAAATTCCCAGCAGACCGCAGGATTTTTGCCACGCGGAACAGAAGAACGCTCTGGTCGGAGGTGGTGCGCCACAACTCTACGGCCGAGACACGGTCGTCCAGCCCCGCGTGCGCAAGAGTCCAAGTTAAAGAGGAAGCTCCGTTTTGAACGTCCACCTCAATCAATTCAGAAATCGAAGAACTGATCGGCCCGCGGAACTTCTCTGGCGTGGAGTCGATATAGCGGATCGCGCACTTGTACTTGCCCCGCATGACGTTGGAGATAGTTGCGGTGGCAGTCGCGTTGTAGTCGCCAAGAGAGACAGTCGGCGGCAAGGCGTAGCCGCCAGCGCCAAAGACAGTGACCTTCGTTATGCTGCCCCCTGACACCGCCGCAGTCGCCGCGGCAGCGGAGGCTGTATCGTCGGTGGCGTCGGGCTGAAAGGAGATGGCGGGTGGCGCAAGAAAGCCGGTCCCTCCGCTGGTCACAGTCACAGCCGCTACACCGTACAGCATGCCGACAGACAGGACGGCACCAGCGCCGCCGCCTCCTACCAGCGAGGCAGTCACAGCACCAGTAGCTCCCTTCCCGCCAGAGCGCAGGTCTACGGACGCAACCGCTCCCGACTCAGAGATGGTGACGACAGCATTCGCGCTAGTCAGACCCTGCGCGCTGGAGAACACAACCGTGGGTGCGGTGGTATAGCCAGAGCCACCATTGACCACCGTGACTGCCTGCACGGACCCTGACACTCCAAGAGAGAACGAAGCACCGGAAGCATTGCTGTTGCTGATCGACACAGAGGGAGCGGATGTGTAGCCTGCCCCCGGCTCCGAGACGGTGATGCCGACAACCCGTCCTCCTGCGACATCCGCTCGCGCCACTGCCGTCTTTGTTGGTGACCCGCCAGAGAAGGTGACTGTCGGAGCCGCGGAGTAACCGTTGCCGGGGCTGACGACATTGACGGCATCCACATAGCCAGCCATGGAGGAACTGGCGATGGCGACAGCCGGTCCCTTGTATGGCTTTTGCAATCCGATGGGTTGCATGGTGCCCGCAGAGCCGTCCCAGCGTAGGCCGCGCCCCATGCCGTCGAACACGTACAGATCATTGAATCGCGAACGGACAAAGGACGCAGGAATAACCGCGCCGGTGTACACGCTCGCGGATGCTTGTGCGTTGCCCGAGATGGTGACCGTTGGCGCGGATGTGTAGCCTGTTCCACCGTTGGTGATAACAACAGACTCAACCTGCGTACCGGCCATGTGGGCAAGTCCGGCAGCACCCGCACCACCGCCGCCAGAAAAGCTCACTGAAGGTGGGGCGGTGTAGCCGGAACCGCCAGTAGTCATTGAGATTGAGACGACTTGGCCGGATCGACGTTGGGCCAGATAGGTCATTAGGCGCTACCTGTCTTTACGGAGGAGTAGATGCGTCCGGCTGAATCTTGGTAGACGAGATGCTCGCCTGTGCCGCTCTGGTATCGGAAGGCAGATACAATCGGAGATGCCGTGGAGTCGGCAGAAGTGAACGTGATGGGCGACAGGCCCGAACGAACGGTGAGCTTCCCGGGCACCAAGCACTGCAGGTTGATTTGCTGTACCGTGGACCCGGGAGGTGTGGCATACGACGATGCGTTGGTGACCAGCCCCGCCCACTTGTCGATAACGATCATGGGTTGCCTCCATCAAAGTTGTCGGCCTGCAGCGGAGTCCTCCACGCCATAGCGTCGAAGATCACTCGCTGCGGTTGCTGGAATGGAGTAAGGGCATCCGACTCCATGGCCAGCCGCAAGTCCCGCTGGTACATGGCAAAGGCGTTGTCGGGCTTGGTGTTGCGCGTGCGGGCCAGCCAGTACGCAGCACAGGACAAGAACCCGTTATTCATCCCGGGCGACATGTCCACAATGTCGGTGACGAGATACTTCGCGCCAGTGGCCGTGAGGGAGGTAGCCAACGTGCAAGAGGTCGCGCTGGCGACCGAAGCGATGACTGCCTCGCCTTGGTAGGGTAGGAGCGAACCGTCGCTACCAGGGAAATCCGTGGAGGTTCCCACTCGCAGGACTGAACCCACCATGGCGGCTGTGAATGCAGTGCCCGTTCCCGTGACGGCTGTGCCCGCAATGGTCACCGTGCCCTGACGCGAGCCAGCCTCATGGCCTGAGATCCGCAGGCGGCGGGGGAGGCGTCGGTACGTGAAGTCCAAGTTGGAGTTGGCTACCGGATACCCAACAACCTTAATCGCCCACCCAGTGCCATGCGGATCCTTGATGACCGTCCACGCATGCGGCGGTCCCGCAAGGTTGTTGGCGTTCTCCAGCTTCATCGCTTGGTCTGCGGACACGTAGATGAACCGCGTCCAAGCGACATGGTCGATTGGGGAGTCCAGCGACCGGAAGTCGGACGGCAGAGGGAAGGTGTCTTGGTACAGCGTGGCAGCGGTGGGATTGAGGAAATCGCTGGAAGGAGTCAGGATCGGGTCGCAGAGCAGTCGGGTGCTGCTGACGCGAGTGGCGATCTTCGCGACCGTGTTGTTGAGGCGCATGCGAGACAGCGCCGAGTTAGTCGGGAATGCGTCCCCAGACGACAGGTCGAAGAACCTTGTGTCTTGGCTGTAGGTGACCGAGCCGTACCAGTTGATGGAGAACCGGATGCGGCCATGAGTCTGGTAGTAGTTCCAGTCGCGGATCGTTGAGAGTTCGCTGTACGCGCGCTGGATGGATGTGCGGATGTCGGTCTGCTCTGCATCCTGCGGTCCACCAGAACTGCTGGTGATGAGATGTTCGACTGCGTCGTAGTAGGTAAGCACGGTCACGCTTCTCCGTTCAGACTAGCTTGGTATGCGGCAATAACTTCAGCAGTGTGAGCCGCCTCGCATACGGCTTGAACAAGCGGAATCTCGGACGAGTAGTCGTCGCCCGGGTGAATGATGTGACGATGGAAGTTGCGCGCGATCTCCGCATCCCCGTCGCGAACAATGATTGCCTCACGTACTTGGACGGAGCGATGCGCGCCCACAACTTCCACCCGATCTACTTCTGACGTTTGCGTAAGTGCCATATTTAGTCTGCCGTGTAGAGGACCGTGAACCCAACGGTCCATCCTGGGGTTTTAAAATCGCTAGCTGTAAAGCCTTCGGCGTTGGCCTTTACCAGAGTCGCTGTAGACGATCCGCCATCGGGACCATAAAGCATAGGCGGGGCCACTACGCCAGCAGCGAAGGCGTTGCTGTAGTGAACAACACCACCTCCGACAGATGCCGAAGAAGCGGTGAATGGCAGCGAGATCCCAACAGGCGACCCGCTGCCAGTGAACGCGCTCACGCCAAGCCGAATGTGGGCTGTAACATGCTGCCCAATTTTGATGTATCGTCCCACTGCGTTGATGACGGTCACAGACGAAAAGCCCGAGACAAAGGTAGGAGTCCATGTTCCTTCCTCGTAATCGTCCAACGTGTTGGCAGCGGCTGTATTCGTTCCAAACAGAACTCCCGTTGAGGCGCGGATAGCTCCTGCCACATCCAGCTTGACGGCAGGGCTGGAAGTGCCGATGCCCACGTTGCCGCCGTTCTGAAGCGTCATGAGCGTAACGCCGCCCGCGGCACTGATAGCCGCATCGGGAGTGGCGTGTGCGCTCACCGCACCGAAGTACACGTAACCGCCGCCGATTCCGTAAGCCGACCCAACCCCGTACTGCGAGTCATTGGACCGACACAGCGAGCGGCCACCTGAGATGTTAAGGCCCGTCTGCCCCGTGATGGCTCCGGTGCAGGTCAGCGCGCCCGAGATGGTGTCGCCTGCCTTGGACACCGCGTTGAGTGTTGTGCGAACCGCAGCCGCATCCGCTCCGGCCAGAATGCTTCGACCGAACGCAGTGCAGGTGATTTCTTCAATGACACCAGCCCCCGCAGTGGACCGGCCAAGAAGCCTGTCAGTGGCAGAGACGTTCTGAATCTTGGCGTAGGTGACTGCACTGCCAGCAATGTCGGCTGTGATCACAGCGCTGGCATTGATTGTCCACGTTTCACCAGAGCCGCTGACGGTGATGTCACCCTTGTTGCCGTCGCTGATCGAACTGCCAGACGAAACGGTCACAGCCCCAGTTAAGCCGTTCACGCTTGTCACGGGTCCATACTTTGCCGCTTCCGTTGCGAAGTCTGTGATCGTTGACGCAGCCTGCGTGTGAGCCAGAGGCGTGCGCGCGTCAGAAAGCCTGGAGTCGTTGCCTTGGCAGAAAGAACCCGCTGCCGTCCCAAATGCGCCCGCGCTCAACACGCCAGAGGTGGTGGTGATGATTGGCAACCCAGAGGTAGACCCAATAGCACCGGCGTTCGTTATGCTGCCGTGCGTGTGGGCGGCGGGCGTGCGTGCGTCCGACAATCGCGAGTCGTTGCCCTGGCAGAAAGATCCAGCCGCAGTCCCGAACGCTCCGACTGTTAGAACACCGCTGGTGGTGGTGATGATCGGCAGTCCCGATGTGGAACCGATGGCACCGGCGTTAGTGATGTTGCCGTGGACATGCGAGGCGGGCGTGCGCGCGTCAGAAAGCCTGGAGTCCGTTGTCACCACCACCGCAACGCCGCCAACCGTCAGGGTGCCCGGGATGGACGCGGCCCCGTCGTTCGTAAACGACATGAGCGCCCCGCCGCCAGCCTTGCTGATTTGCGCTCCGGGGGTTGGCGTACCGTCTGTGGCACCAAAGTACACTGGACCGCCGGTTGACACATACCGCACGCCCAGGCCATACGGCTCACTGGCGGGCGCTAGAAATGTTCTCCCGCCCGTGACGGTCAGTGGCGTGGCCGCATTGATCGCCAGCCCGCCTGTCATGGTGTCGCCGGTCACGTTCACGTAACGCCCGTCCGCGGCAGTCTGTGTAATCGCGCCAATGTCCGCAGCGGACAGGGCATCGGAGCCGCCAGTAGCGTGCGAGGACTTATGGGCCGTAGGCAGGGACAGGAACGTCGATACGCCCCCGGCGGCAGTCTGGTAGTACAGCTTGCCATCCGCTTGGTTAATGGCGATTTCGCCGTCAGCCAGCGAGGCTGGGACTTGTCCGGCCGTGTTGCTGCGTTTTAGGCGGGGAGGGGGCATGGCAGTCCTACGAAATGGGCCTATAGGCTATTGCCCGAGAAAGGCGCGGAGAGCGGCGAGGGGGATGGTCATGGATTCGGGAACGCTGCCGCAGGAGGAGTGAACGCAGATGTATAGCGGGCAGCAGTGGTAATACGTATCTCGTCCATCCTGCCGTCCCAGTAGCCTGCAAATGTAGAACTGCCGTTTACGTTGTACTCCCATGTGCCGATATATAAAGGATGTGTCGAAGCCACCGGGGCACCAAGACTGGAGATTGTGCCAACCAACTGGCCGCCCGCAAATACATAGCCAGACGTGCCAGACCGCACCATTGCTAAATGCGTCCACGTATTGGCTGGGAAATACGTTTGCGAAACGTCAACGGTCTGCTCGGTGCTGCCTTGCGACACAAAGTAAAATCGCATGTAAGTGCCGAGCGCGCGAATGGATGCAGTCATCCCGTCCCAAGAAGTGCCTGCCGTAGAATATCTGCCTCGGTGAAGAATGCCTCCAGAAAGCGTTGAGCTATTCGGGTATATCCAGCACTCCAGCGTGTAATTGCTGCCCAGATCAAGACTGGATGAGGACGGCACAGTCAGGTAATCGGTATAGCCGTTAAACGCGAGCGCCCCGCTGCCGAAACGGGGCGTGCCCGTGGCAGTAGGTGAACCGTAGGGCGTTACCGTTCTCGCGTAAGTGGACGAGTCCGCCAGCGTGCCATCAGCGTGCATAAGCAAAACAACACTGCTGGCAAAAGCGTCTGTTTCCCACGTTGACACTGCCGCACGCTTCCAGGTGTTCGTAGCCGTTGCGACATAGAAAAATCCACTGGCGTTGTCGTACGCGATGCTCCCCGCTGCTCCTTCTGCCGTTGCGGACGCTGGCGCGGCTGACCAGCTTAGACCACCACTCGCGACGAGTTCCCAAGCCACGCCCGTCCACGCCCAAGTGCGACCGTTGGATGTGTATAGCTGTCCCGTTGTGGGCGATGCTGGAGGGGTGAGGGGCATGTGCTAGTCCTATGCGATGTTGAGTACGGCCGTGATGCGGTCGTTGCCCTCTGACACTTCGCTGTCCTTGGTGTACCGAAGGACAAGATATTGCCCCGCCGTGACGGCTACAGTGCCAGTGGACGATGAGGTGCCGGTAACTATTCCAGAGGTTACAGTCAGGCCGACCGGGTGATTGCTGTAACCACTATCGGCCAACGAGTGGCTGGCGGGAGACGACGAAGTGCGATAAAGAGCACCACCGTCAAACCCGTTCTCGCTGCTTGCCGTGACCGTGTAGGAGAGCGTGCCACTAGTCCCGATGAGCAGCCAGAGGCGAGTGTCGTTATTGTCAACGCTGGTCACGGTTGCCGTGATGGTGCCCGTGCCTGTCAGGGTGTAAGAGCCGTTCCCAAACTTGTTGGCGTATGCGATTGGGGCCGCAGCCGCAGGCGTTACCGCAGTGGATGCCGCTGAGTAGCTGCTAGTGCCCACTCCATTCGTCGCGGATACTCTGAAGACAACAGCCGTACCGTTGGTGAGTCCCGTCACGGTGGCCGATGTAGCGGTTGACGCGGCCCGCGCGAACGTCGTCCAAGTGGAGCCGCTGTTGGTGCTGTACTGAAGGGTGTAGTCGGTTATTGGAGTGACCGAAATGACAGTCGGTGCTGTCCATGAGACTGTGGCCTGCGCGTTGCCGCCAGTCGCGGTCACGCTCGTTGGGGCAGCGGGAGTGAACAGCGCACGCAGTTCAACGTCCGTGCCACCACCACTCACACCTAACTCAATGTAAGCGCCCTGCCATTGGTATGTCCTAGCCGTATCGGTCGCAAGGTAAATCACGCCGCCAACCCCGGTTGCGGGAAAGCCTGCGACTGTCGCCGCAGTGAACACACCGCCACTCGCAGCGACGAGTTCCCACGCGGGGGAATTCCAGACATACGTTCTGCCGTTCTGCTGGCTGGTCTGTCCAGCGGATGGGGAACCTGGGAAAGAGAGTGGCATGTGTTACCTAGCCCGAATCAAATGATTGACGCTTCAACAAACGCCTGATCAACCTGCTCAGCCGTAAGGCCCAAGGCTGTCGCCAAGGGGATAAGCATCTTGTGCGACCGCTCAACGTACGGTGCGTAGTCCCACTCCACTCGCACAGAGTCTCTCTGTATCTGATCGGGGATCGCGTCTATAGCTGCATCTACCTGTGCCAGTGAGACGCTGTTCCTAATCAACCAAAGGCGTATCTGGCGAGCAGAGACGCTTGCGGGAACGAGGGGCGTCTCAGGCTCAACGGCCTGCTGGTTCCTGCCGATGACGTTGCCATCCTCGTCACGCACTTCCCAGACGCGCATGCCATCGATAATGCCGAGATAGGTGGTGGTCATGAGATCCGCCCGTATAGGATGAAGTTGCCAAAAGGCACACTTGTTGCGGCTGTCGGGATATCCGTTAGGCCAGTAACAGCACCAGCAGCCATCGGCGGCAGCCTCATAAAGCTGCCGGAAGTGACGGTAGCCGCCTGCCATGTTCCGGGCGTGCTGCCGACAATCAGTAGGCCGACCGCGTAGCGAGTCCCGGCGACAAGGTTGTAGGACGCAGGGTACCCGCCAGTGGTACTAAACGCGCGAGAGTAGATCGTATTCGCGACGTTGCCGATTGTGGTGTCGCTCGCCGTGCGTGCAACCATAGTGATCGACGGGGTTGTGGCCGTAACAGAATCAGTGATCGTCTCGCTCACAGTGAACAGCGCAAACCTGCACAGCGACAGCGATGCGGTACTCGTTCCAGCGTTTACGAACGTAATCGTCGTAGCTGTCAAGTTGTACGGAGCCGTGAAAAACGCCAGCTTCAGATTGCCGCTTGTGGCACTTGCATTGCCTATCGTTCCGTGGTTTCTCGGCAACCAGTCAATCGATGCAGCGGTGGTCTGCATCGCCCATCGAAGATTTTCGTTCCGCGTAACGTCGCCGCTTAACCTCGCATCTGGCAGGATACCACTTGTGATGTCACTAGCCGATACGGTCGTCGCTATAGCTGCCACTTCGACATATACAGTTGATTCCCATCGGTATATTTTGGAGGTATCAACACTGAGGTATAACACCCCTTCCTGACCTGTCGCAGGAAAACCAGCCGTCGTTGCGTGTCGAACAAGAGACGCGCCGGTCGGCAGTGCGGTGACGACCCCCGAGCCGTTGCGGTAGAACAGCTTGCCGTCGCCTTCGTTGATGGCGATCTGCCCAGAGACGAGCGATGGCGGTACGTTGCCAGCCGTCGTTGATCGGAGAATCCTGACTGTCGCCAACTAGAACGTGCCCCCGTTGATGTCGGAGTCTGGGGCCAAGTAATCGGTTCCAGCGGATGCCAACGAATACGTGGAACCATTTCCTTTGAGGAGTCCGTTGACAGCCGATGTCAGCCCCGTCCCGCCGTAGGCCGCTGCTACCGCGGTGCCCTGCCAAGTTCCCGTGCCAATGGTGCCTACGCTCGTCAGGCTGGAACCCGTGACTCCCGTGCCAAGAGCGGTCGCTGACAGGACGGTCGTCCCGTTGATCTCATACACCTTGGTGGCTAGGAGATTGAAATCCTGATTGCTCGTCCAAGCGGCTGTTGCGCTGACCCAGGTGAGCGTCTTGTCGCCGTTGCCTTTAAGCGTGATGCCGCCGCCGTCTGAGGTGGCGTCTGACGGCGAAGCGGTATCGCCCAGAATGACGTTGATGTCATCGACGCTGACCGTGGTGCTATTAATGGTAGTCGTCGTACCGTTGACCGTCAGGTTTCCACCGACCGTCACGTTGCCAGAGAAGGACGCACCGGCCAGCTGGGCGTAGCCGGACAGATCTACGTTGCCGCCGCCAGCAGCGACAGCCGAATCGACATAGGCCAGCGTGGCAAAAGCACCGGACCCACCAATGGCAATGACTTGGGTGGCCGTGCCGCCCGCACCGCCCGTGCCAGTCCCGTAGTACAGAATGTTCGTCTGCTCATTGAATGCAAGTTCTGCGTTGGCCATGCTGCTGGGTGACCCCGCACCACCGCCGCTTGCACGCCTTTTGATTCTTAATGTCGCCATCAGAAGCTCCCCCCGTCTACAACCGAACTCTCTGGATAATTACGCCACTTGCCCGCCGACCACCGCAGCACATCGCCTGTTCTGATGTCTGTCATCTCCACATCGCTAGAAGACGGCAATGAGAAGCGCAGCGCAGTCAGCAGGTACGGCAGATTGTTCCACCGCGTCACACCGTCACCGATCTTGATCGCCCCCGAGCCGAACGCTGGGTCCGAGTAGTCGTACGTGTCTGCCGATGGTTCCGTGGTAAGTGGGACATCTCGCTCATAGCCCACCTCGCCTGCCAGCAGGACCGGATTCGCGGCCGACCATTCCGCAGCCGTACCGCGCCGAAGCTGCGAGTATTTGATGTAGCTCATACGCCGCGCCCCTTGGCCCGATAGGCATGCTTAGCGATCACCTGCTCGCGGAGGTCTGCGTTCTTCGCGGACGGGTTCAGCTTCTTGGCCTTCGCTACTTCCTCTCGCACAATCTTCTCGCTGATGAGCTTGCGCTTGGGATCGGCCGCGCCCGGGTCGTAGTTCACCGTTCCGCTCACGGCCAATCGCCGCTTGTGGGCGACTTTGAGTACATCGTCGTTGTTGGAAACCCACGCTTCGGGATCGCGCCAGCCTCGCTTGTCGGCCAGCCCTCCCACGTAGTGCTTGCCCGAGATATTGATGCCTGCGCTCTTGGCTTCCGCGGCCACGTACTGGGCCTGACGAACAGGCATGTCGTCCAGCTGCTGGTTGTTCATGCGGCCCTCCATGAACGCACGGTCTGTCCCCTTGGTTCCGGGGGGTGTCTGCATGGCGACCATAGCGGCCCACTTCTCGCCGTAGGGCAGGGCGCGCTTATAGGTAGCGATGGCTTCTTCGCCAGCGCGCTTAACTTCAACCGGGATTTCCATTTGGCGGTCCTTCGGGGGGCGGGCCTGGAGGTGGGGGAGGAGGAGGCGGGACCAAGTAGCGCGACACATCGGTGTTCATCGCCTTGCCCCAGTCCTCCAGGAGCGCGTTGAACAGTTCCGGCTTCCCGGCCTGCAACAGACCCTGACTGATCGGCGCGAGAATCTGCATCGCGTTGGTGATGTTCTCAATGCGAGTGGCGACGTTAGGCTTCTTCACAGACCCAGCCTCAACGCGGTACGAATACTCACGCACAACTGAATCCGGGTCTTCGCCTTGAACGTGCATCTGCCATGCCTGCGCCGCCATAGGGCCAAGCAGCGGAGCAACGTCCTGCGGTCCAATCAACCAGCGGGCGAGAAGGGCTTCCTTGCGCGCGACCAGCGACAGAGCGTCTTCCAGAATGTTTGCATAATCGTCCGGCCTCACCGAAATCTGCTCAGCCTTCACGGTCGCTTCTGCAGCTGATCTGAAGGAATTTCTGGTCATACCGTAAATGAGTTCTGTCAAACCCACTCGCCGGTCGAACAGCGCGGTGACCTCAGAGATGATCTGGTACATGTCCGAGGTGACCCCCGGCATCTGGAAGACCGAGATCACATCATTGACCGACCGGCCGATAGCTTCCGAGATCTCTACGATCTTGAACCCGCCCTCGTCCTTCTCCAGGATCTTGGCCTTGAGGTCCGGGTCTGCTGACTTGGCTACACCGATCAGCACCTGCGCGCTGGTGGCAATGCGCGTGGCGAGGAAGCTCATCGCCCAGTTGATGAATCGAAGCTCACCGATACCGGGACGAATGATAGAGATGGGCCAGCTGTACCCTGGCTTGCCGTGCCAAGCGAGCGGGGTGAACGGCCAGCCGCCTGGTTCTGCCCAAAAGGGAATGGGCCACTGCGCCGCCATGAACATCGACGGTGCAACGCCAGTCTCGTCTACTTCTTCCTGCAGCATCGCTTCAGGCATGTTCAGTGGGAAATCAATTCCCTCTGCCACCGCGATATAGCAGTTGGGACCGAACGCATCGAACTTGCCGCGGAGGTCTTTGTCGGCGTTCTTGAGCCGGTCGCCAAACCCTGTCTTGGAGTAAACCTCCCAGTAGACGATGAGGTCGTTGGTCTTGCCCAGCTTCTTCTTGTATTCAAAGCCACGCTCGTTGTTGTCGCCGCGTGACGAGTAGCTCTCCATGTGACCCTTTAGGTCTTCACGGGAGAGACCGAACTTCGCCGCTACCTCGTCCACAGGCTGGACCCGCTTGCGCGCTGCCCATCGGATGTCCTCAAACTCATCGGCATCGGGATCCCAGACGAGGTTGTCGATGGAGTCGTAGAAGCTCCCGGCCATCTTCAGCTGCGAGCCGGGGGGCGAGTAAAGCTCATGCCACCAGACGCCTGCACCCTTAATGAACGCTTCCTCCACCACCTTCCGCGAGTGCTTCTTAAGATCTAATTCATTCGGGGTGTAGTTGAGGTAGTCTTCCAACAGCCTGGAGACGAGCTTGCGCCGCTCCAGCATCATCTGCTGATCCTGCAAGCCCTGCTGGTACATCTGCATGCCGGGGTCTGGCATCATCACTGGCTGGCCATCGGGTCCAATGATTGGCTGACCGTCCGGCCCCATGGCTGGCACTGGGGGCTGGGGCTGGATGCCAAGGAGTGCTGGCCCGATGATGGGATACTCCTTGGGGGTCACCGCGCGGTTGGGGTTCCGGTGGTGGATCACCGCGGTAAAGAGGCGCACGGCCTCCCACACACGGTTGACCTGCATGCGGAATGCAGGAGGAGTCATGCCCTTGTTGTAGCCACGCTCCCCACGGGCGTACCCATCTTTCCACATGAAATCTGGGTCGCCAGCGAAGAAGTTCATCGCCTCGTCACCGTCCTCTGTGAACGGACGCTTATGGGCGGTGGCCTGCTTAATGCACTCAAGCCAGCGGGCGACGATTGGACGAAGCGGTTTATCCATGGGCACTCCTATTAGCTAGTGTCCTTACTTGCCCCTGCGGGCTTCCAAGTCGGCTACCTTCCGCTCCAAAAGCGCCACTTTCTCGGCCAGAATCGCATTCTTCTGAGGCTTGTGTTCCCAGAAGCCGTAGTCCTTCCACGCCTGGAACTCGTTCACGCCGGGGTCGGTGACATGGTGGACCGACTGCTTCTCATTCCCGCCGTAGCCGGGGGCCAAGGCCCACAGGGTGAGGGTCCGCTGGCTCACCTTGGTGACCAAGGCCGGGATGCACTCAGCGCCCTCATGGGCACGGAAGAACACCCAGTCACCAAGCTCAGCGGTCGGCATTACGTAATCGCTCATCTTTGTCTACTCCCCATTGGCCCGAGAACAATGCAGTTGTCTTCGGACGACTGCTGCCTGCGGCGTTTATCCGCGAGGTAACGCACCCACCATGGATCGGGGCCATAGGTCTTTGGCGGTGCGTGGTATTTTGGTTCGTACGCGCAGAGGTACTCCACGCTCTGGATGGCGTGGACTTCCCCGCGGCTCTGCGGCTCGTCGGTCACGTAGACCTGTCCGTTGACGCTCGTCGTCTTTTTCCGGTAGCGGCGGATCTCGCGCATCAGATTCGGACACGCACCATCCAAGAACTTCAGCTTGGTCGAACCGTCTCCCCGGATGTGGAGCATCTGCCGGACGAGCGCCGTGCGGGCCGGGATGTCGTCGGAGCCGGGGATGAAGCCGTACCCGCTCATCTGCGACTTGATGCCGCGCTTCTTCAGTTCCTCTGAGTACAGTTCATGGGGAAGACGGCCCGAGCCTAAGTCTCTGAGCATGCCGCC